TCTTGATATTCTGGATTTTGTAATGCGTGATATAAGTCGGGTCGTTTCATTCGGCATTGTTTTAATACATTATCGTAAGTTATGATTTGGTCAATAATTTTTTTATTGCTCCTGATAGCTGGGCGAATTTTTGTTAAAATATCTGGTGGAATGGATTCAAAAAAAAATTTAGGGTCTATGGCTTTGTTGTTTTTAGCATAATAGTGAATATGGCGTGGCTTTAAATCCTTGATGAATCCCATTATTAAATTCGTTAAAAAACGATATATTACTTCTTGTTCTGAACTAGTCAAGTTCGTGTTCAATTTAACCATTGTAGTAAAACCTCGTTTAATCAGAACTGTATATCCTCATGCGACCCTTTTTATTTTTCGGATCTCTTGGTTCGTAGTGTGGTTCTGGTGGATAAGGCATTTCGTCTTCTTCCATGTCAAATTGATCTAAATCAACTTCTTCACCATATCCAGCTTCGTATTGCGTTTCTCCATACCTTGCTGGTTTTTCTCTTCCAATATTATCGAGTTTTCCTTTTACTGCTTCTGCTGCTGGTTTGCTCAATACTTCTGCGAATGTTCCTATGCTTTTATTAATCATATCTCCGACTTGTGCCATTCGTTGTTCTTTTATCGCTTCTGTCCTAGCTTCTTTGTCTTTTTCAAATTTCAATTTTTCCATTTCGAGTTCGTGAGTCATTACTTCAGGCGTTCTAGCTCCACCAAACATCGAACCAAATGTTTTTACATAATCCAACATTCTTTTGGCATCTCCTAATGGATCAGATTGAGATGTTCGATATTCTAATTCTTTAATTTTGTCCATGAGAATTTGCTTTTCGTTCCTGTTTTGTAATGCTACGAGTTCTACGAGCTTTTGTTCTAAAGGAGAACCAGCGGAGGGTTGAGTTGGTTGAGATGTTTTTTGATTTTGGGCATTCATTATATTTTGCATCATTATTATCATGAACTTAAACATCATATCTTGGCTACTATCTGGTTGATTTTTAGGAGTTTTATCGTCAAATTTATCCAAGATTATTTTAGTCATGAGCTGTTGCATGATTGTTTGCTCTCCGCCTTTTTCTTTATTACCCATGAGCATCATGTACATTAATGGGTCAATATTCGCCTTGCTACCACCAGTAAGCATTGAAAATTTCATTATATCATCCATATCCATTTCAGCTACTTTTGATGGGTCACTAGCTAACGCCATTGCTATCGGATTCGGAGCTTCTTTCGTTGCTGGTGGGGCTTCACCTCGTTCCCTTGCGTTTTTCTTTTGCTCTTGTTCGTAGATATATTCGTCTAATTCGTTTGCTACGGCTTTCTGCTTTTTGAGTTTAACCACATCGCTTAAATCTATTGAACTAGAAGTTCTATTTTTCTTGACTACTTCTTCATCATCTTTGGTTTTTTTAGCCATTGGTTTTTTAACCTCTTCTTTTTTTCTTTCTCGTAAAATTTTGCTTACATCTTTTTTTGCTGCTCGTTTGACTGCTGGGTCTAACGAGTCTTTAAAAGTCGTCATCTTCAAGTTCGGACAACACCTCGTTTGTCATTGCATCTTTTTCTTCTATCATTTTTTTCAACATGGATTCAAACTTTCTTGTCATCTTTTTGTGAGAATCAATCAGATCAACCAATTGCTCAGGAGTGTATTGAAAATCATTGACAACATCAGAGGCAAAGTCGAACAATGTCCGTAGGATGCAAAACTGAGTAAAAGTATATTTCGAGTCGGCTTCAATGATTTGGTTCTCAAATAGGTAGTCAATCAATTTATGCAAAATCACATCATAATATAAAGTAAACGATCCAACATATTGCCTCATGTTCTTTTTAGACCATTTTTCTTTCTTTGACATCATTCATTCTCTATCGTTCTAATGCGATTTTACTACGGTTTTGGCTGTATTTAGAAACCATGTTTAAAAAGCAAAAATTACTATTAATACTTAAGTATTAATACCTATAAAAAGGTTGTGATCGTGTTAAATTTTTAAATTTAATATCATTTATTCTTTAATACTGAATTAATAACATCAAAAATCAATAACTTCTACAAGAAAAAAAAATCGTTTAAATTTAGGCGTTTTTTGACCCTTAGAAAACCTTTTTTAATCTGTAATCTAATATTTTTATATAATGAATGTACTAGTTATTGCTCCGTTACACGATTTACCTACTTCCATAAGTAATGTAGCTGTAAGCAAACTAATAGATTGGATGAACAGAACCAATATAAAATATACTCTCTTAAGGGCTTTCGCAGCAAATCGTGTTAGTGTTAATGCTGTTAATTATTTTAACCGTAAAGTTTCGGAACTATTTGAGAAAGAACGATTTAATGCCGTTTTTTATTACGGACACGGTGAAGAAGACCGTGTTGGAGATTTCATGATGAGATTAATTCCCATCATATCGACTAATAACATTCATAAATTTGCTGGGATGATCATGTACACGATGGCTTGTCTAACTGGAAAAGAATTAGCAAGAGTAGCTATTGAAAACGGAGTGAGAGCTTATTTTGGTCAAACTGTAAGGTATTTTGCTTCGCTTAATAATTTAGGCACGAAATATAATTTCTTGAACGACTGGTACGATTTAGTAAATACCATTCCGATAGCATTAATGAAAGGCAAAACAGCTGCTCAAGCATTGAACGATTACGAAAATTTAGCAAACCATCTCTATGCAAAATACTTGTTAATCAATAGCGAAATCAACATAGAAGTCTTGTACTCTAATGCTAGGCATTTAGAATTATATGGCAATCCACACGCTAAATTAATATAAAACTTAAATTTTAAATATCCGTAAACTCTAGTATAAATCATGTCAATTGAACAATATGGTAATCTAATTAGGGTTAGACCAGCTAGAGCGGGAATCCCACCTGATTCAGAATGGCACGATACTGGACATTTAGGAGGAAAATCGTATGTTCCAGAAGCCGTGCCTAAAGGGAGAAACTTCATGAAAAAACTAACGGCAAATGTGCGTTATCATTTTTCTACGGCATCTCACGGCACGGTTTTGTTAATTGGTTTAATTGGTGGTGGCGTTTTAGGTGGCTATATCGGAAAAAAATTAAGTGGAGTGCGATCACTAACCGAATTAGGTCAGAAAATTTTCAAGAAATAGACAGAGCTAAGGTGTGTTATTGAATAATTGGACATTATTCTTTCGAGAAATGAAGTCAATTGGTAAATTTCTCGTAAAAGACGACCTGAGTGATGTTATTAAACTTGCTAACCTCAATTTAAACGATATTAGCCCTTTAGACCAATGGCAATACGGAGCTATTTTATGGTGGGCTTCCGAAGTGCTTTCACTTCTCAATTTTTTTTTCCCTTTTGATAAACAAATTGAAAAAAATCGCTTACAACAAAAAATTCAAGAAATAGAAACAATGAAAAATAGAAATACACCACAATTAAAAATTAATGGGAGGCGTTTTCAAGTTGCCAAGTAGGGATATACATAAATTATTTTCTAAAGCATTGTTCGGAAATGACGGAGATAAAATTCATGGATTCATGGATCAACCGTCTGCTTGGTTAGGCGTAAAACATAGGTCGCAACGGCACGATTTAAATACTATATTAATGTTAGGAATACTTAAGGGAGTAGATGCGGCAAAACACGCAACGGGTCATGTATTACTTGACAAAGGAGTTTCGGCTTTTGAAAACAAGATAAGAAAAGAAGTAAGAAATTCAATTAAAAACGCATTAAAAAACCTTTAATAGTTAGTTGGTGATTATTTATTTATGCCTACATTAAAAGAAAAACTTCGAGAAAAATTAAAGGAGATTGAAACGATAGCTCCAGAAAGCGAATTTTCAATCGAGTCAGAGAAAACTGTTAATCCAAAACCAAAAGGTGAAAAGGTTTATGGAGAATATCAAGAATTCAATAAGAAATGCTTGGGAAAAGTAAACCCAAATAATCCCGACAGCATATCTCTCATAGAAGGCATAGAGGGTCGAGAAATTCCATCCGTGAATGAAAGATTGGCTTTATGTGGCGGATTATGGAAAAAATATCGTAGTAATGAAGACCCGCTAAAAGTTCTAGACCAGAAATATGAAGCCGAAAAATCAATAAGAGGTGAAGAAGCAAGTGAGTGAAGAAGATAAAAATTACATGATAACACAAGAGGGATGTGGTCATTGCGAAATGGCTCAAGAAAAACTTCAAGAAAAAATAATTGCGGGAAAGATCGAAATACTCCCAGTAGAAACTCCGAAAGGACTTGAACTTGCCGATAAATACCAAGTTGATGCCACACCAACAATCTTACACGGTAAAAACGATGATTCTCTCCAAAAATGTTATCTCAGTAAAGATTTAGATAAAATCATGTGTGATGACGGTACAGAAAAGGTATTGTAAATTATGGGTAAACTAGATGTTGAGGAAATAGAACTTGCTGGAAGAAAAACTACTCATTTAGAAGACGATGAGTATGCTATTCCAGATTACGACTGCAATATGCAATCTGTTTCCGAAGCAGTTAGAAAACTCAATGGAGCTAATTGGAAATTAAAAGCATTTTATTATAATGTTCTAAATAATTGTGATATTGTAGATTTTGGCGTAGCAGGAGCAATGCCTTCTGATAGTGAATCAGAACCGCAAACAAGATTAGGAAAAATGAATACTCCGCCTAAAAAAGCGAAGAAAAAAAGAAAAATGAGTGCTTATAATTGTTATGTCAGAAAAGAAACATCTTCGGGAAAATCACTTCAAGAGGTTGCTCCCGCTTACAAGAATCTCTCCGAAAGCGAAAAAGCCCGATATAAACAAATGGCTGAGGATGGTTGCTAATGATAGACAGGCACGAAACGACTGAATGTTTAGGAATTCGATTTTACAAAGTATGTTCAGTAAGACGACCAAACGACATTCCAGCAATAACTAAATGCATAAAAGAAGCCGTGAAAGATGGTGTTATGCCAACACGGATATTTGCAGAACCTATAAAAGACGATGATAAACATGTAGCAATTCTTTATTCCGTGCCGAAAGAAGAACTTGTCAAAGACTTCATTAGAAAAGAAGATAATGCCGAAAGACTCATAGAAGACATCATAGATAACTTCTACGAAGAATTAGGCGATGATTTTAGAAATAAAGAAAATAAGAAAAGAGCTGAAATAAAAAAATGGGTGGAAAAAATAATTTTGTAAACTTGCGATTGACAGACACGCAAACTTCATTTATAAGAGATTTGACGGGAAATTGTTTCGGAGATAATATGTCCGAAGCGATAAGATTTTGTATTGACTTTCTTAATGTAATGCTAAGTAAAGGAATGGTAGTTGATTTATCAGATAACCCCGAACTTGCTGAAAAATTAAACCAAGCAAACATAACTACCGATTGGGATGGAATATCGGAAGAAACACACTAAATATCTCTTTATTTTTTTGTCTTACAAACTTGTCTTACACGCCTTTAAATATCAGTTTGCATATACTTTAAATAACATAAAATAAAAAGTTGATAAAATATGGCAAGTAGGCAATTTCCTAAGATTTTTTACCAACACCGAAAACCGGGTAAGTCTAGCCCAAAATCGTTAATGTTTTTCCCAAAGCGTGGTCCTAAATTTTCAAAATTGACTCCCCAGCAAATGAAAATCCGTGATGCTGGAAAGAAATGTGGTTCAGAGATCAGAGGCAAGTTTAAAGGTCCGGGTCAAGTTGATGCTCGAAGAAAAGCAATGGGAGACTGCATCAGGGCACAATTCGGTAAGAAATAAACAAACCAAATTTAATTTTTTTACTCTTTTTTTTTTCTTAATTTTTAAATATTAGAACATCCTTATTTTAAACATGGCTTATCAAGATAAACGATATGTTAATAAAAGATTAAAAAAAGGATTAATAGTTATAGGAATCGCAACTAGTTTATTAGGCGTGGTTTCGGGTAGTATTGCTCTTTGGCTTCAACTTCAAAACAATTGAACTAACTTTCGTGAATTTGCTTGATTTCTTTAGAAATATTGTTAATTTCCAAATGAGCTTTTGATAGCTCACTAAAAGGCGTTTTCTTATCACTTATTAATGTGCTAATTTTTGCCATCTGATTTAACAATGGCATGATTTTGTTTTTCTTTCGTGCTGGGTCTTTCTCGACCTCTTTTTTAATTACATCAATTTGAATGTCTATTATCCGAGAATCGTGTTTTTCAATCGGTATCCATTCTAAATAGGTAAATGGGTCTTTATATGGGTCTTCAAATGTGTATAGGTATCCTGCTTCTTTTCTTGATTTCCATTCCATTGTCGGATAGCGTTTTTCCAAGCGTTCTATTTCCTCTTCGAGAGTAATTTCCTTGCCACCGAGAACTATTCGTTCTTTTGTTGGTTTGATTTCGAGTTCTTTTCGCAATCTAAGTAGTTCAGCTACTAATGGAGCTCTTCCAGCTTTTGATTTTTTTAATGCTGCTTCACATTCAGCTAATTTCTTTTGACATTCTTCAATTTTAGCCGTATCTTCTATTTTTTCTGCTTCTTCTAATTCTCTTTCTAATCTAGCAATTTCTTCGTTTAATTCTTGTTCAATGTCTTCTTTTTCTCGTTTTAAATCGGCTAATTCGTTTTCTAGGTCTTTAATTTTTTCTCTCAACTCATCGCATTCTTCGGATTCACCAATAGCTTCTTGAGCCATTGTAAGTTCTTCCAAGTCTTCTTTACATTCGGCTAATTCTTTTTCTAATTGCTCTATTTTTTCTTTTCTCATTTCTGCTAATCTGAATGCTTCCGTGCCTTCTGCTGGGGCAGAATAATCGTCTAATTCGATTAATTCTACTTCTCCATCATCGTTTATTTTACACGGTCTAACTGGTGGAATTTCCCATTCAATTTCCATTCCATCGTCTTCTATATCTCCTAAATAACTATAAACTTCTAGAGCGTTAAGTCTTATACAATTTGCCCAAGTGATTATCGGCTTGATATTTTCGATCAGCTCATCAGGAATTGTAATTAGAAAATTGTCTTCGTAATAATTACCATCTTCGTCTTTAACCTTGCCTATTTCATAGGGGTCGGGAAATTTAAAGTAGAAATTATTCTCGTTTCTGGAAATGGCTTTATATAATTTATTCAAAAGAGATTGTTTTAAATCTTTCGTAGTTTCTTCGTCATAATCATCGTGTTCGGGATCAGTATATTTTTTTATGACATCATCAAACCAATTCGTAATATCTTCGGCTACTTTTTCTTTATCTTCCTCAAGATATTCATTAATTCGGCTTTTAACTCTGTCGTCTAAACTAGAAAGCATTGAATAAGCATCGTATATAGCATCTTCGACTTCTTTTGCTTCTCCTTTATCTATGAGCTTTCTTGCTAATCTATCTATATCGTAAGATTTGTTCCAAGACGATTCGGGGTCAGTTCGCTGGTTTAAAAGAGTTTCAAAAGCTCCCTCGATTCCGTGATTTTCAATTAAATTATCAAGTAATATAAACCTCATTCTTGTAAGAGATTTATACCCAGCATCGGGGTCAAAATCTCTATCATAACCTTGTTCAGTCCAATCCGTAGGTGGATTTTTTAAAATATCTCTAAGTGGTTTATCGGGCATTGATTCGACTTCTAATCCGTACACTCTTGCTTCTTTGTCAGTTGCAGTAGGGTCGTCTTCTTGAAGCATATCTACAACTGGTTCTCTTGCTTTTTTTATTTCGGGAAGTTTCCAACTTGTTTTTCTTACTTCTTTTGGCTTTAAATCAAACACTCCTTGTTTTAATTCTTCCGTTGTATATTGGTCTGGATATGGAGCAATTCGTCTAATATTTAAATCTCTTCCAAAACGACTTTGATAAAAACTCTGATGATCTCCTATGTTTTTTCCAATATCCAAACCAGCAGGATCAAAATCAGAAATAATATAAACTTCTATGTCTTTTCCTTTGAGTTCTGGATTTTCTCCATAAATTTGTTCGTGTATTTTTCTTGCTAAATCTTCTTGTTCGGCAAATTTAGATTGTCCACCAGCAGAATAAACAGATAATCCCAGTAAATTAGCCATCCTTTGCAATACATCGTAATATGATCTTTTTTCTAATCCGATTAATATTGGAACTTTAAACAACTTTGGTCTTTGAACTAAAGCCATAGCACTAGGATTATGTATCCCAAAAGTTTTATACCATAAATCTGACGACGCTATTAATTTCTTAAAACCACTCGTATATTTAGTATCTTCTGCTTCTGCTGGAGTACCAGCAGCAGTCTTCGGATCTCTTTTTACAAATCCTTTCATTCCTCTTTGTTGAAATGTTTTGATTAAAGCATACCACACACGCCTTAACGGCAAATTCATTCCCTCTTTTAGAACTCCTGCTTTCAATGCTATACATAATGCCAATATCGTGAGGTCTTCTTGATATGTAGCAGTTATATATGTTCTTGGCATTCCTCTCCAAAGAGGTTCTGCACTTGAATCTCCAGTTATAAATGTATCATCGGGTTTTGGAAGTTCAACAAATTCCATTATTTTTTCTACTAATAGAGCAACTCCGGGCAGGTCAATCGGCTTTTCGTCTTCTGATAATTTATCCCAAAAATCATCAATCGTTTTTTTTAATGGAGAGTTTTCGTAAGGAATTGTTATTCCTAAAAACTTATCTCTAATATCCTTTAAGCGTTGAGTTTGTTCGGGGTCAGTACCAAAATTCCAAAACCAATACAAGTTTTCAGCTGCTTCTTTTAATAATTCTTCTTTATCTATTGGTGATCGTTCTAGTAAATCTATAATTTCTTCTTTTTTATCTGTACTCAGCGTTCCATAATATTCTTTTATAAACCTCTTTGGAAAATCTTTTTCATTATAGTTTTCTACTGGCATTATTTCCTCAGTTTTACATCTTTTTTATCAATAAATTCTTCGAGTTTATTTAAAAGCTCTTTTTTCTCTTTGTTGTCAGTTATGTCTTTTTCGATAGAAGCAAAAAATTTATTTACAAAAGCAAAATCTCCCATTCCTTTTGTATTTCTTTCTCTTATTAATTCTTGGCAACTTTTCCCGAATTCTGAGTCATCTGGATAAATCTTACAAGTTTTTTCTAACTCCTTTAAAGGATCACTCATAATTTAATTATTGTTTCACTTCCTAAAAAATGTTAAGTTTAAATATCAAATAATAAATTATTATTTATAATGTCAGAAGAATATAAAGTTGTCATAGATAACATTCAAAAATTTGAAAATAAGATGGCTTTTGCCAAAGAAAAAGGAGATAGAAACAAGGCAAAAGGATTCAAGCAGATTCTTAACGAATTGTATGTCAAACGAGAAGCTCTGAGAAATCAATACCCAAAAGAAGCATTTGAAACCTTACAAGAACAAATGAGGCAAAAAGATGAGCAGATTAAAGGACTTCAAACGCAAAATCTCAGCTTGATGAATCAAATTGACGAAATTAACAAGAACATTGCTCGGTTAAGCCATTCGCAAGAAATCGAAGAAGAAAAAGAATCCGAAGAAGAATTGACTGAATGTCCTAAATGCCATAGGATGTTTAAAAATTTAGGGGCTCACCAAAGATATTGTAAGCAAGGTGACCAGTAGAGTACCCGTTGGAATCACGATGCCATCATAGACAGAGGCGATGACGGGGAGTATTGAACTCCCCTGAGCCGACAAACTTTTCCTTAAATTTTTTATATTTACAAGTCTATTTATTATGTAATGTCAGATGATGATATATTTACTATTCCTACATTAAACGATTATTATAAACAATGCAAGTTAGGAGATTTGAAATCGTGTGCCTATTTGGTAAAAAACGAAATCGTAAACAAGCATCATCTAGAACTAAAAAACGAAGAGCTTTGTCCTCTCGCTCTCGATTTAACAGAAAAACAATTCCAAGAATACGGAAAAGCAATGGCGAGAATTGAAAAAGCGGGATATTCACAACAAGATCTCACGATGGACATTAAAAGAGATTACCAAAAACCTCTTGACACGATAGAAGAAGCATGCTTGGAATTCCCTTTAATAGATTGCGTGAAATCTCAAGAAGTAAGTGCCATATTCAAGAAATTCAAGATGAAACAACACGAAAGATACGACCAAGAAAAATTAAGAGCGTGTGTGATAGTAATGCCGGGTCAAGACTCACAAATCGTTTTATTTGGTCGTGCTCACGAAATTATTGACGGGTATTTAGAAATGTGGGCAGACGATGAAATCATTCAAGATAAACTGGAAAGAGAAAGAACTGATTGGACTGAATTGCTAAAAGGTTTACCAGCCATGCAAGATGTAAGTGATAAACAACAGTACAAAATCTCTGACACGAAAGTAATCGAAATAATAAAGAAAACGGGAAATATCTACGACACGGAAGCTAAAAATATGGAAACGATTAATTGCATACATCCTGCGTTAATCGTAGACGGCAAACCGTATTATACCAGAGATGAATTGAGAAAATGGAACTTGAAAATGCCCGCTAGGATGCGACTGGAAGAATTGAAAAATCAAGTAAAAGCGTGGTGGTTTTCCGATTTTGATAAAGAAAGCATGAACCAATGGTATCATCAAGACTTGGAAAATTTATATAACAATATAAGACACATAAACCAAAAATTTCCGTCAGAACGGAGCATGAACGAGCATTTAAACGATGAAATATTATTAAGACTGCAATGTAAAAACTCTTGGTCGCCTCAACTAACTCCACCAGATGGCTCGGAGGGACATCATGTTGTGAAACATCATCGTATTTGGGTTTTTTACGACCCCGCTGATTTAAAATTTTATTACACTCGATCTTATTTCATAGATCCAAGTTTTAATTTAAATTGGGGTAGCGTTGATTATAATGCCGTATATGGCGAATTCATGTATCGCTACGAAGTAATCAGGGCTGAATGGAACGAAAACGAAAATAGAATTCAAGTCCCAATGCCGTTAATAACAACGGTTTTAGATGATTTCATCCGTGCTTCTAAAAATAGTCCGTTATACAAGCACAAAACCGAACAAGGAATTATCATGTCGTTAAAATTTCCCGAACAGAGCTTGGCGTGGCACGACCGCAATGTGTTTGACCCGATGATTTCAAAAAAACAGCTGGAAATGACGGGAGTAACAGCCATAACCACTAGTTATTTTCAAGAGTTAGAAACCGTTTTTGGAATTCCAACTGCCGAAGCTAACGAACTAGCAAAAACAATGAGAGCAAGTAGAGCATTGATTAATACTAATTTCGATTATTCTACGGCAGAAAGAGCAATGGAAATGGCTAATATTGCCTTAGGCGGGTATGGCGTGGAGGGAATAAGAGTAGCTGAATATTATGTCAATCAATTTTGGTTTAATACGATTGCTCTTTATGTAAATATTGGTGATACTTACGACACGACCATTGTTTACGACACGGAAGAAAATACATTTAACTTCCAGTCTTGGGGCAATTGGTACGAACAATGGGAAATTGAACATCCAGAGTTCCGAGAAGAGTAAAAAATACCTTTATATATTCGTTGTCGATATTTTAAGTATGAAGCGAAGTTATCACTTGTTGTCAGGACTCGTTTTGTTTGCCATACTAGCGTATGTAGTAGAAAAAATAACCGTGTCGATGATAATCTTGCCGATATTAATCTCAGCAGCTCCAGATACCGACCTTTTACTAAGCGAAGGACTTCATAGAAATTTCATATTTCACTCGATTACATTTCCATTGATAGTGTTAATATTTAATTTCAATCTCTATCACCTGCTTTTCATGATGTCTTGGGGCTTACATCTATTAACAGACATAACCATTACCCCATCAAAATGGGTCGGTACATATCAAATCAAGTTTTATCACGGTTGTTTGTGGCGTTGGAAAGGAAAAGGACCGTTTTCTACGCTATGGCTATTAATCAACGGACTTGCCGCTTTTGGCATTTCAATTGTTTGCTTCTTACTGTTCATAATGTAAGAAGTTTTTTTTATTTAATCGACATTATACTTTTTTTTGAATACCATTTACCATCTTTATTATATGCGTCTATGTCTATTTTTTCATTATTATAAACCCATCCAAACTCTTTAAACCAAGATTCCCCCATTGACTTACACACTGGATATAATGTAGATAAAGGTAATGATGGTGGACATGTTTGTCCCTTCTTTATTTGCTGAGCAGCTTTAAGAGCTCCCCTTGTATCATAATCCATACTTCTTTTTTCAAACACTTTTAATAAACATTCATCATCAAGTATTCGTTCAAAATTCTCATAATCAACAGTTAAATCTTTAATCTTACTAGTCCCTATCACATAATCTTGGACTTCTTCTGCCCAATCCTTTATTGATGCCATAGAAAGAGCACTATAACATCCTCTACACTTTTCCGAGATTTTTGGTCTCTCTATCTCCTCCGATAAAACCTCTATTAAGGTCTTTATCAATATCGAAACTTTTATGAAACATAGTAATTTCTGATTCTGGGTCTTTTAGTTTTTCACATCGAAACCTAGAATCCTTAATCGTTTCATAACCAACTAAAAAATCGCTTAATATTTATTTATGAGATAATAGAAATATGTTAATATACATAAAACAAAATTCTATTTAATAAATGAAGATATATAGAGCTATAGATTTATTTGCTGGAATAGGGGGAATTCGATTAGGATTTGAACAAGCATTTAATGATCAAATCGAATTTATTTTTTCAAATGACATCAATCCATTTTCTTGTCAGACATACGAAGAGAATTTTGGAAAATTACACAAATTTCATAAGGTAGATATTAAGAAAATTAAATTTCAGAAAATACCAAAATTTGATATATTATTAGCAGGATTTCCATGTCAAGCTTTTTCTTTAGCAGGGAAGAAAAATGGTTTTAAAGATGAGAGGGGGAATTTATTCTTCTGTATATCAGATATTATAAATTTGAAAAGGCCTTTTGCGTTTTTATTAGAAAATGTAAAAAATTTAAAACATCACAAAAAAGGCGAGACTTTTAGAATAATTATGGAAATTTTAGAAGAGAAACTAGGTTATTTTATTCATCACAAAATATTAAATGCTGTTGATTATGGTTTACCACAAAATAGAGAAAGATTGTACATTATTGGTTTCAGAGAAGATATAAAATTTAAATTTCCGAGTGCTAGAAATAAAAAAGTCTTTATTGATAAAATTATAAACTCAAATAGAGTAGATATTAAATATTATCTTTCACAACAGTATCTAAATACGCTGAAAAACCATAAAAATCGACATAAAGCTAAGGGAAATGGATTTGGTTATCAAGTTATTGATTCTAAAGGAATAGCTAATACATTAGTGTGTGGAGGTATGGGAAAGGAAAGAAATTTAATTAAAGATGAAATTTTTTATGACTCATGGCAAGAGGGAGATGATCCATTTAAAAAGAAAAATAGTGAGGGGATTAGAAAAATGACTGAAAGAGAATGGGCGCGTTTACAAGGTTTCCCAGACACATACAAATTTCCTGTCTCTATGACGCAGGCATATAAACAACTTGCTAATTCCGTACCAGTGCCTGTAATAAAAAGGATCGCATTGGAAATGAAAAAATCATTAGATAATTACTTTAATTCTGATTTTAAACTTAAAAATTCAATTACGCCACAAAACTATTTTAAAATAGAATTAAGTGAATAAAAAAAATCGTATCTGTTTATTTTTTTCTTTAAAAGAAAATATTAGTACTTTATCTATACTAATTATCTCATCCGACAGAGATAACACCTATTCCAATTCTTCTGGTTCTACGGTTTTCAAGCTGTTTAAAAAGATTTTGGCAGATTCTCCCTTATCTAACTCGTCTAAAGTCAAGGCAATGGCTTCCAAGTCTTTCTTGGTTATCTCGTCTTCGGACTCTTCTTCTCTCATTGATACGATGTGATTACCAGAGATTTTATAGACGGCTTTGATGGTTTCGTCTTTCTTTTTTTCGTCTTCAAACTCCCAAGCTATGTGAACTATTAACGGCATATTTAATATTTACCACTATACACATAAAAATATTGCGTTCTCGGAAGTTAATTTAAGTTAAATTAAGTTAATTTAACTATCGAGAATATTCTAAAAAACATTCAAAAACACTTAAATTCTTTAAAGATAATATAAAGATATGGTACGAGAAAATTATGTTGCGTTCTGGGCAAATGACGAAGAACTAAACATCATCGACTCTTATGCCAAGAAATTCGGAAAGACGAGAGCGAAATACATTCGGGATAGAGCTATTAGACCTGACAGTACCAACAACGAAATAGCAGATTTATTAATGCAGTTTATTTCGACACGACTCGAAGAGCTGAAGTTTATTTCAATCTCGGCAATACCAGAAACAACGCACGACACGACAATGGACTTCAAGCCAAAAAGAATGTTTAAGTCCGTTGAACTCGACCCTACCGAAGCTGGTCTTGCTCAAGAAATGAAAGACAAGTTAAGGGCATTGGCTAAAAAGAAAGCAATGTATCGCAACGAATTACAACAAGAACTCGTGGCGTTTTTAGAAAAAAGACGAGAAAAAATGGAAGAAGAGAACGAGAATGAGTAATTGGATGAATTTTTTTAAAGAGGTAAGCAAGTTGGACATAAATTTGACTATAAAAATAGACGAGAAACAATTTAGAATATTAAATCAACAAATTAATGCGATAAGAAAATTGACCGAGAAATACGGTAAAATCACGGAAGATTATGCCGAAAGGGTATTAAAAGAAGCAACTAAAAAATCGGACACGATAATTAAAAAAGTAGATGATTTCAAACCTAAATAAAATCTCGTAAAACATTTTTCCACCCACATATTCCACATTTCTCGGCATCTACTTCGAGAATAGAACCACAAGATGGGCATCGAAAGTCATCCATTATTGCCTGTTGCATTAACTCGTCAATGTCGTAATCTATCTCTCCGGGCGTTTTTTTGGTAATTTCTTCTCTCAACCGCAATTGAGTGCCCATTTCCGTGCCAAACCGAGCAAAATCTTTTTCGCAAAGGTACGCCCACTTGCCTCCCCGAAGCGTACTTCGGCAATCGTACCAAGCAGGTTCGCCACAAATGTCGCAAGGTGGAAAACTATCGACATAAGTGATTTTCATTGGCATTTTTATTCACATTTAAGCGTGTTGTAATTTCCAATACGGGTCGTTATGCAATAATTCTTTTCAAAACCGAAAAACTCGAAAACGCTGTCTTTCTCGTAAAAAGTAGTGCCTTTCATGTTAATGAGATTGATGTTTGGTGATTCGTGTTCTATTCCGTTGCTTTGCCTTATCAAACAATCCATTAAACCGTCTGATTTAATAGCACATCGTACAATATCGACCGTGTTAATGAGCGTTTGACCGAACTTATCAGCCATTTTTTACCTCATTATTACTTGTCCTTTTGCTAAAGGTATTGCTTTTGCCAAAACGCATACCGCTGGTTCGCCTATTGAAAGCGTGGACATTGATACGACTTCAAACTTGTAATTTCCAGAAAGGTCTGAAACGGCATCGTTTAACGCTTCTTCTACAAATTCAGGCGTTCCACATACCAAGCTATATCTTTTCCCCCGTTCAGCGATTCGTATCACCGCCTATTTTTTTACCTTTTTATAGACGATGTATCCGACTGCTCCGATTATGCCTACTGTTGCTACGATTTTTAAACCTTTAACGGCTGGACTCCCACTAGCGTAGTAATTCTTGACTTTATAACTTAAATTATTCATCATAATTATAACTTACCATCAAATTTATTTAAACTTTAAGATAATTATTAAATATGGCTAGCATATTAGAAAAAATTAATGTTGTGGCACGACTAGGCGACATTGAATCCGATTTAAACAAGCTCGAACAATGGAAAAACAGCGAAGCTAACCCTCAACTTGCCGATCTTTATAACAAGGCACAACGATTATATGACGATACCAAAGCTCTTGCTTCTAAAGTACAGATTAACGCCAATTTGGCTCAAGCAGCAAAAGTTAAAGCAGAAGCCATTGCTGGTGAAGTTGCAACGGCTAAAAACGAAGTATTTCGGGTCAAGAATGTGTTTCAATCAGCAGGGAGTAAAATAAAGGTTCGGCTACAAAATATCGTGAAACTTACCAATACATTACCAGATGTAATCGCAAAAGCTACGGCAGATGTCGGAAATAGTTCTATTGATTGCGGCAGGTTCATGGTAAATGCTGGTGTTGATGTGAGAAACAGAACCGAGTATGCGTATCAAGTAACTACTGGGGCAGCATCTCGTATTTACAAGCAGATGGCAAATGTCAAGTATCATGCCGAACGAATGTACAACTACTGGTGGGTCATTTGGGAAGTCGCATACAACGGCTTCTACGCCTTTTGGAGAGCTTTTGTTCAAGGGTATCCGAGTGGGTACGGCTCGGTTTTACACGAATCGGTAGCAGGGTTTACCAATAGCTTCAACGCAATGAGAGCTTTAGGAAATAGCATAAACAACGGCTTTAGCGGAAGTCAAGCACGAATAACGAGAACCAACGAACTCATCAATACTGGATTTCAAGCAATAGGCAATCATCTCACGGCATTGATGCAAGAAACGAACATGTTGTTTGCCGATTTTGTTGGAGAAATGGACAAGCTGTGACCATCATTAATCTCTATAATAACCCCTAGTTGAATACTTGGGTTTTTTTTTCTTGACCCATCCACCCAATTGCTCATCCCAATATCTATCTTCTTTAGGCGTGTATGGGAGGGGTGTGGATTCGAGTTTTTTTTCCATTTTAACGAGTTCTCGATAATAATCCCTGAATTCGCCTAAATGATGTTTTGCTATTTTCTTTGCTATTTCTCTATCGTCTGTGTGTTCCATTTCGATTTCAATGCCTATTGCTAATTGTTCTGGATCGTAATATTCATCAGAACGAACGGCTTTGAACATTCTCGTTTCTGCGTGTTCTGTGTGGTCAATTTCGCATAAATCCAAGCATTCTTTAAACGCATCTTTAAAAACCGGCTTGTGTATGTTGTTATGAATCCATAAAACCGAATTCTTGTTCCTGAACGCCTTTTCTAATATGTGGCAAGAACGATAAAAATCGTCGCCTTCCCTAAAATAAGGTCGTATGATGCGAGGATTTGTACAACGCTTCCAAATATCCTTTATTTCTTCGAGAGATTTTCCTTTTAACGCAGGAATTCGCTTGAATCGTTCTGGCTTGTTTTCTACCTTGCATTTTTTCATTAATGTTCTTATGGAACTTTCTGCCACGCCATCATCGACCCAATCCAATGTCTTTCCCACGATTCTTCCAGCATTTAACTTGCTCAACAAGGGGTCGGCAATATAAAGAGCCGTTGCGACAACAACTCTCGGAGTAGGATGTATATTGAGCTTGGAACAGTTTTCCTTGATTGCCTTTACTTTATTTAACGCTTTATCGTAGTCAAAATTGAGATAGTCGTTCTTTTCTCGAACGGTTTTCAAGACATCTTCGGGCATTATTACATAATAATTTGATTTCAATAATATAAATTTTCACTATATTTTTATAGTTATTCTACTAATTATCAAGTATGACACTTAAAGATATTTTAGTGGCTAATCTCGGAGCAGAAAAAACAAAAAAGCTCTTTGCTCTTACTGGGAGTTTAATCATTGGATTGTTAGCAAGTTTTCCCATGTCGATGCTCATACAATTGCTCGGACTTGATGCCGTGTGGTCTGGTTGGCTTACCTATGCTTGGGGCTTGGTACTTCTCTATATAGATTACATGGTCATTCTCTTCTTAGGAAAGTCGGATGAATTTCCACCCGCTCCACTTCCAATAATAACGCCAGAAATAGAGCCAGAACCGTTCGAACCAACGCCAGAATAAGGTTATAAAAATGATGCCACCACCAATGATCAAGACAGATTCAGTCGTGATCCGAAGTAGCGACCTCGTTCAACTCAACAAGGAAATCAAAACAATGGAACAAAGAGGATACATGGCAAACGATATTGCCGTATCTGGTGATGTGATGATCGTCTTGATGAGAAGATTTGAAATGCCCGACATGCCGAGAATGTCTAAAAGACCGAAAAAATGAGCAATATTAAAAAAGAGCTCCGAAAGGACATTAAGAATTGGAAACAATGCCCTAAATACAAGTCTAACTTGGGGTATGGTTTGACTGCTGTTTTAGGGGGATGTGCCTTATTCTGGAACATGAAAAGCGTGTTTAAAATAAAAGAGCCATATCCTCTCGTCATTAATGCCGCTATTAAAGGACTCGGCATAGGACTTCTCGTTAAAGCGTTAGCCGATTATGTAGATTACAAAATAAAGACCAAATAAGCACACTTATATAGGTGTTTGCTCTTTTTTTTATTGACCATGATTTTTTTCCTCCAAGAATTTAATTTTGGTTGTTGCAAAGGTTTAGAGTACCGAAGTTGAGTCGTGAGAGTTTCCCGTCTTGTAATTGAACAAATCCCTGTGATGGAGTTCTTTATATTTCTATTAGAATTTATCTCTTTTACGGTCTTTTTCGGCTTAACTTCTTTCTTTTTTTTACAAAAGAATATTAATTTAAGTTAATTTAAGTTAATTTAACACCAATTTTCTTATTAAAAAAAGAGAGAATTTTTAATAAATTAGAGTAGAAGCCGTGTACTCTTAAAAGAATGAAGAAGAAAAACTTGTTAAAACCGGTCGATCCCAAGTAACATTACTTGGTTTTGACCGAAAATAACATTTTTTTCAATCAATCTCCACGCTTCCTTTCGTTTATTGAAGCGTGATAGCACTTGAAGCAATAGGTCTTGCCTTTAAGTCGTATGAACTTTCCAACTACATGACCACAATCGGCTTTATGATTGAAAAACTTGTTATAAAATGTTTCGATGATATTATCTCCATCACCCAATAAATTCTTATTGGCTCTGATATTTTCTTTCAAATAATCAATCTTTAGTTTTTTTTTCTCATCCAACTTTTTGGTTTCTTTTTCCATGTTCACGCTACCCCCCACTTCGGAGAAGTTTACACCGATGTAAAGTCTTGCTCCTTGATTGTTTTTGCCTTTATTTAAAAAATCAGGACTGTTCCTTAAATTGAGAGCGTTGATTCTTTTTGCTATTCGTGGTTGCCGCTAAATAGAGAACGATCGTAGCGTTCCAAATTGTCCATGTCATTAATGTAGCCAAGATTAAAGGGAAATTGCTTTCAAATATTTTTAAATATACCGCACACACATAACTCGAAACAATCCACATGATTAGTTCTAATAACATCAAGCTAATATTCTGTCTTGTTTTTTTTCTCACGATTTCACCTTTAATACATCGTTTAGGTATCTATTTAAATACCAAATGGCATTTTTTATGTTTTCCTCAGCATCCTTGTTTCGATTTGCCTTGTCAATATGTATCAATACCGACCCTAAATGGAAATTAAGTTTCCATTCTTCAATTATCTTTATTATCTCTTCTCTCGGCTGTTCTTCTTTTCCTCTTTGGCTCATCTACATCAACTTTTATACAAATTTTTTTTACTTTTAAATCATGCGACTCCAATAACGCTTTTATGAGCAGGTTAATCTCGTTCAACACATCTTTATCGTCATGGTCCGCTATCAAAATTATTTTTACCATGTCTTTTCCCATTTAAAAACACCTCCATTGTTTTGTATTTTTCTTTTATTATTTTAACCGATTTAAGGTTGGTTATCACCTTTTTTCCTTTTCTTTCTATTAATATGTTTCGAATGCATCCAGCTTCAAATGTAAGGTTTTTTGGCACTAATAAATTCCAAGTTTTACCCTTATACCTTACAAACTGATAACTTGCCATTCTCATCCTTTCTATATTTTTTGCGACACGACACGCAATAATAATAGAAGCCGTTTCTATCGACTCCACCAGCTTGAAACATCTTTTCACACTTCGGGCATTTCTCCATTATTTTTTCCTTTTTATTTTACTTTCTATTATTTTTTTTATTTCTTCAAAACACCAGATACAGCCATCATAATTAAATCCTTTATTTTCAAGCTCGGTTCGTTGATGAGAGCCGAGAATTTTACAATGGTCTGATACATAACTCAATTCTCTGCCACAAAAATCGCAATATGATGTTGTTATAGTTACCATTATTTATGCGACCTCGAAGCTACTCTCGTACCAGAGTGTTTTTTTCCTTTTACATCTTTCCATTCGATTACCCGACCATCCCGACCCCAACGAGCCGTGATTTTGCCTTTTCCGACCGTATGCCTTATTAATTTAACTTGTAATTTCTTTTGTCCAAAACTCATTTTTTTCCTCTTTCTCTTTTATCTCTTTTATCAAACAACCCAAGCACAATGGAATTGCTTGATTTTTTTCGTTTTTTGCCATTATTAACACTATTTTTTAAGGGTTTTGAGTGTTGCTTTCATTTCTTCCCATATCTCGTCTTTCTTGACGGTTTTCATTGCTTTTTCTAATTTTTGAATCCTCTTGAGATACTTGCCCAATTTCATGTTTACTCCTTTAATTCGGTTTAACAGGGCTTCGTGAAGCATTTCATCTGCTTTTTCGTTGGTTTCGAGAGCCGAAGCCGTTTGTTTGATCATCGTGAGAAACGATGTGTCGTTGCCATCTAATTGCTGTTGATTTTGCTGAATGCGTTTGACCATGCTTTCTAAAGCAAGAATTCTCGATTCCAGCATTACTAACCGTGTGTTTATCGTATCAGTCGTCATTATTTTCCGTGTATTTTTTGATGACAATGATTGTGTAATATTGAACAGTTTTCGGGAGAGAAATATGCTTTCTCATCGTATATGATGTGATGTAAGGCACACTTATATCGTTCCAACACGCTTTCGGCTTTCTTTTTTCGCCAAATCGGTTTTCTACACGCCTCGCATATCAGTTCTTTTTCTTCTTGTATTTTAAAGACTATCAAGAAAGTCTTGGCAAACCCCCACAAGTCGTTTTTCCGTATTTTCTTGTGCCATGAAGGGTCAAATCCTTTTTCTTGAGCAAATTCGTATGCCCGTCTGTTCAATTCCGATATTATTATTTTCTTTTTTTCTTCATTCATTTATTCATAACCCGAAAAATAGTAATTCTTCAATAAATTGATGTAGTTTTTCCTTAGCGTCACCGAGAATATCGTCAATGAGAAGTTTGAATCCGATACAAGTATTTGTTGTTTTGACAAATAACTCCCTTAGAAGTGTGTTTTTATCTATGAACGACTGGACTCTTTCGTTTAACTCCGTTTTATAATCGGTTCTGACCTTTAAATCGACCGCATCAATCTCAATCGTTTTTATCGTCATTATTTAAACCTGATCGTGTAATCTATCTTGTGTATTTCGATATCTTCTTCAAGATCGTGTGCTTTAACCACATTTTTAGCGTGTTTTAATAATTCCTCGTCTAAAATGGCTATAAACTCACTCAATTTCGTTTTTTTCTTTCTTATCATCTTTCTTTTTCAGCTCTTCCATTACTTTCTTGAGATTAGCTTTCAGCTCGTTCATTTTTTCTTTTATATATTCTTCCATTTTAGATGCCGTATTTAGATTGTAGTAATTCCATGTAATCAATTAATTTTAACAATATCAAACTAGCGTTAAGATGTCGTGGCATTCTTGGGTCAAGCTGAAACAACGCTTTCCGTACATCTTCTTTATCAAACGGTAATTTAGGAATTGGATTTAGGAAAAAACATTTAGGACAAGTAATGTGCATGAACTTACCCTTTTCTTTTTCTTGTTCTCTTTCTTTTTCGAGAATCTTTTTTTCTTCATCGTTCATCAATTAAACCTCTTTCTTACTTCTTTAAATGCGGCTATTTTGCCTTCTATATATCCAGTAGCGTGTGCATCGTAAGATTTTGTTAATAATCCTTGACACCATTCAATTTGAGCTTCTAACCATTGTTTTAATAGTTTTATTTCTAAAGTCATATTAATCACTAAATTTATCTAATATTTCTTTTAATTCTTTTCTATTGTTAAATATGAAATTGACCACGCCTACTTTAATGAACGAGATGATGTCTGGTTCGAAACCGACATGCGTTTCGAAGTGCCTTCGCATCATGTCTGACAACTCTTGATACAAATCAATGTTGCTAAATCCTCTTTTTTTCTCTGCTTCTTTTTGTAGCTCGTTAAATTGAGCAATAGCAGGATTTACATCAATTTTTTCAATTTTTCTTGCTCGTCTGAACATATTCGGTCAATATTTTTTATATATTCTGATAATTTTCTATATTCCCTTGCTCTTGTCGGGATTGAGATTAAAGGATTGTTCGCAAGTCGTTCCTTGAACAATTCTATCATCGTGTTTCGGTCTGGAAATTGTTTCCATCTTACTGGAACAAGCACTTCGTATTTTTTGATTTCGTGGAATAAAATTAGCCCGTGAGCGTTCGACATCGTTATGACTCTTTTTCACCCAATACTGTCCTTATGGTAATCAAACCCTTATCTTCTAATGGTTTCGTGTATGGGTATAAAAAATAGGCACACGCAATTCGCAATTTCCAACTACACTTGAACCAGATGGAAAAAATGGCAATTCCGAGCTTATCCAATTTGAATTTCAATTCTCGTTATCTCTTTTTCGGTTAATTTTTCTATTTTTTTAGCCATCTTGCTTATATATTTATGTAATTTTCCATTCCATTTATACACTCTTGTGTAGTCAATATCTTTCGGAAATAATATATCAATGTCTTCGTACCTAACCACGATTAAACTCCTCGATTATCTCATTAATACAAGTTTTACATATTCTTATGGGATTTGTTTGATTTGGTTTCCACACGGCAACTCCATCTTCTTGAGTAAGTTCACAGATGGAACACTTAAACTTTCCCATTGATTTCCTTATCATTCTCATTTATTTGATACCCTCTATTGCGTATGGAGTCTTTCAATCTTATCTTAACACGAACATCTATGGGTAAGGTATTAATACCTTGCACGACCTTTTTTAGGTTGTGATCTGAGTGATGCTTGAATGATTGACCCGACATTATCCCTATCCATATCGTTTCATTGACAAATGGTTCAATATCCCGAATTAACGGTATTGGGTCTTCGTCTAAAAACGGTTCAATTGAGATTGATGTTTGCCATCCCTGTTTATGAGCGTATCGAACGCACGCTCTTCTTCGGTCGTAGTCGGGAGCATTCGGTTCAAATTCTTTGAGAATTGAATCGTCATTAGAAGTAATGGTAAAGCGAAACTGCATTTTTTTCTTGTATTTCTCTAATTCCTCACAAATAAGGTAAATACAGGCGGGATGTGGCTTGGTCGTTATAAGAACATTGTTTCCAGCTTCGAGAATTTTTTTCAATACGGTAATACATTCGTGAATGTTTTTAATCGTAATATCGTGGCTTGTAGGGAACATTATTCTCCCTTTTCGCAATTTATATCCCTTGTTATACGCTTTTTCGTTCAGTTCCATTTCTTTCCAATTCTCTTTGGTTTTCCTGCCAAATCGGATCGCCATTCTTTTCGCATAGCAATAAGTACAATCGTTCGAGCAGCCGTGAAAAATGTTTATGTTGCTATCTGCCCATTCTTTAGTGCCTTGAGTCATTATTTAATTCCCACCAGCTTGAATAATTTCTTAAATTCAATCCCTATGCCTATGAGTGTATCGTTATCTTCTTCGATTAAAGCGGGTTCAATTCCGTCTAAAAAAGCACTATATTTATCGTACAAGTCGTTCACGACTTTTGCTATCTTGCCATAATCGTTTGTTTTTTTTTCCATTGACATTCCCTCACGGAGCTAAATTATTTAATTGTTTTTCTATTCTTTGCATGCGAGTTTCTATTTCTACAAGTGCAGAAGTTTTTTCAATGGCAACTTCTTTCGAGATAGCTTCTTTTAGAATGAGTTCATTCATCACGATTGCTGTTCTATCCTGATATTCCATTGCTTCTTTAAGGTCTTGTTTTAATTGAGCCATTTCGGTTTGAAGTTTGATTATGTTATTCAAGTAATTATCACTTACTTCTTTTAACGCTTTGTTTTGTTTTATCAGCTTGGCAATGTCTTTGTCTTTAATAGCTTTACGGAATTTAATAATTTTCCACCTGATAGAGAATGTAAACCATTGTGCGGCATTTAGCGTGTGAACTTTAGCGTCAAACATTTTTCTCTTAATATTTTCTTTTTTCATGAGAATCACTTTATATTATTATAATTGACATTAAGTATTTAAAGGTGTGAAAAACGACATAATTTATACCTTTAAATATGTATGTGTATATTAATTATTATGGTCAATAAAGAACAAATTGGAGTATGCCTTGAAAAAGACATATTAGGAAAAGTTCGATATTTGAAAGAAAATAATGTGATAAAAAGCATGAGTGGGTTCGGAAGAGATGCAATCGAAAAAACATTATTGCCTTACGAAGAAGAATTTAAAAAACGACAAACAAAAATAACAGATTATAAGGGAATCAAGCATGGCTGAAAGGATAATAACTAAAATTGCCAATATATCATCACCGAGTTTTTCTTATATTCAGAAAGAGATTATTAAAGCATTAACAGGAACATCTCTCGGTCATGGAATACCACGATTAAATATTAGAATATTAATAAAAGTAAATCGAGAAATAAAGAGTGGGCATCCCGAAAAACTACCAGCTCGGACAACTGTATATGACAACTTGAAGAAATTAGAGAAACGAGAATATGTGGGAAGAACCGACACGAAAATAGGTCATTCTAGGGGAAGACCGAACGCATATTGGTTCTTGACGAGAAAAGGAAGAATGATTGAAAACATGTAAAAATAGATAAAAACTTAAATAATTTTTAATCGTTTATTTAATTATGAGTAATGAAGAGTCTTTAGGGAAAAGGATTGTAAAAGAAGTCAAGAAGAGTTTTGATGCCATAATGGATTCTGGTAAGGAAGATGATTACCGTAGTAAGCCGATCAGATTGAGCCGTGATGGAAATGATGTCGAAACGAAACCTAAATTTTTTCCAGAGCCGACAGCTTTAACCTCTGTAATTCCACAGTTCCCTACTACTGAAACGCCAAGCACGACAGAAGAAAGAAACATTCTCGAACAGTTAAAAAAATACACCACGCAAGTATTAAAAATTGCCCAATCTGTAATTGGTACATACACCATCATTAATAAAAAAGGTGAGGGAGCTATATCTGAAGTTGTTCTTCTTTCTGATAGTACGCTTCCGACTAATAAAGCGTATAAAGTTCAAATCATAGCTGATGGCAACGAAATATACAATGGTACTTGGACAGAATTTTCTGCTATTTCGGCATACTTAAGCGACATGAGTTGTTTTGACGATGGTACTTATTATGTTCTCGCATTCCAAGATATTTTTTATAAAGAAGATATATTCATTCAAATCCAGCAATCTACTGCTATTTTTAGTATGATATACATGAAAAAAATTGAGAGGGCATGAAAAAATGTTTGAATTATCAATAAGAAATACTCTGCAAAGTATAGACGAATCAATGAAAGAAATCAAGAAATTGTATGTAGATGCCAAGAATAAAATAAAAGCAATACAACAGAGCAAAAAAGAAGAAATAATAGATACAAACGGGATGGTGTTTTTTCCAGACCCCAGTTTAGCTCTTTCAATGGAAGGCGAAGAGATACAGCATTATGCTCGACCACGATATACGACTAAAGTATATCAGCATAAAGAGAAAGAAGTAACTGGCGAATTCATTCTCGTAAACGAACGAGGCGAGGGAGCTGTTTCTGAAATGTATTTATTATCTGATAATACACCAGCAACTAATAAAATATATACCATTGAGATTTTAGCCGATGGATTAGCCGTTTATGATGGCACTTGGACTGAATTCTCGGAACGACACGGATACGAAGAAGATTTGAGCTGTGAAGACGATGACACTTATTATGTGTTGAAATTCAAGTCAATCTTTTATCGGAATTCAATTTACATTCGGATTTTGAACTCTCAAGCGACATTCAAGATTATTCGGATAAAAACGCTTCAAAGAGTTAATCTTAAAAAATCCTAAAATATTCTTTTCTTAATTTCGTGTTCATATTGTTGATGTTGGGATTCAGAAGCAAATAAGAGCAGGTTTTCTATTCTATTATCTTTTCTATCTCCGTTAATATGATGTATTCTTTCTTCGGGTTTTAAATATCGACCTAAATGCTGTTCCATTATTAATCTATGTTCTCTAACATAACCTTGTGTCATTGAAAAAGGATGATTAGGCAAATAAACTAAAATATAATCATCTGAACTGATTACAGAATCTTTTTTATTAGGACATGGTTTTCCTTTCATCGGAGCATTTTCTTTCATAAAAACAGATATTTTTTCTTTAACTCTTTCTGTATATGCTTCTTTTCCGTGCCTTATCGGAATTTTAAACTTATTGAGCCAATTCGTAATGGTTTTTTTATCTACTTGTTGTTCTTTAGCAATTTCTCTTGTAGATTTTTCTAAAGTAATATATTGATTTTTTAGCCATTTTTTATCGTGATATGATTTTTTGTCTATATTCCAACTTGATGATTTACATTTCGGACATTTTTTCGGTATTTTTTTCATTCTCGGATTCCAAAAATGATTACATCGTTTACAATGCAGAGTCGGAAGTTCTATCATAAGTAAATAAAATCACCTAAATATTTAAATTTAACGACAACCAGTAGTTATATAACACATTAAAAAGGTTTTTAAAATGATCGATGAAGATGGAATTAAAATCGGTGAAAACATCCAAATAGGCGATATGTACTTTCAGATCACTTCTAAAGACTTGCTTATTTATAAAAAAGAAGTTACTCTTGCCACAGTTACAGCAACTACTCAAAAATTTGATGACGATTTACAACCTAACCGTGAATTTCTATATCAAATTCTAAGAGTAGCTGTTGATGGTTATCTTACATTCCAACTCCAATTTCCAGAAGGCGTACCCCATTGGTCGCCACACGGCATAACCCAACGATTAGATAATATTTTAGCTTCTTATCCCGCAGGAATTAAAGCTCCAATGTGGATAATGAATCCTTATTACCCAGCTTTTAATGTTTATAATCCAAAAGGATATGCTGTAACTGGAACATTTTGGTTTTTTGGTTGGAAATATACCGTCAAGCAATTGACAGAAAGACCAGCCGTAGTTACTACGGTGACTGACTATGCAAGAGGAGGTGGAGGTGGTTAAAAATGGTAGATATTATTGAAAGCATTGTAGGAGAGCAAAAATTAGTGAAATTTATCAAGATGGCACTTGATAAAAACGGCAAACTAATTTTTGGTAGAGATAAAAACTGGAAAGCTGCTAATAAGGTTAATGGATTTGGCACGGCTGACCCTGCTGGAGCTAATGATATATCTCTGGTTGAGATTGAAGTCGAAGCTGGTGAAATTTTAGAAATATATCATATCACTTGTACTTCCGAAACGGGAGCAAAAGGCATTCAGATTGCCACGACTACGGCTGTTTTTGCTGCTCCTCTTTCTGGTGTTGCTGGATACACTCAATTATGGGCAGCATTAATTACTGGTACACAAGTAATTGCTGACCAAAGCAAAGAACCGTTCTTAATCGTAGATAATTCAGAGGGGAGTGCTTCTGTTTATTTACACCTTGCTGGTATAACTGGCTTTATGGACACGGTTCAAGCTAATGGAGAAGATTTAGCTGGATTTCTATCTGGATATAAATACACGCCTTAATCTAAATTTTTTTATTTTTTTTTCTTTTTTGACTTAACTTTTTATATTTATTTGCTCTATTTTAAATTATGTTCAGTCCTAAAAAAGATAACACCATTGACCAACTTGCCGCATTGTTAAAAACTCAAGAAGAACACATGGATAGAAACAATGGGAATGTCCACGAAGCCGTGTCCAAGTTAGATTTAAAAATGCGAGTGCTTTACGATGATATAGAAAAACAACGAGAGATGTTAATAAAAGGGTTAATGGTAATAAGAGATGCTGAAAAAAAAATAGAAGAATAAAAAAAAAATCAAAAAAGATTAAAATACAGAAAAGACCAGAGTCTTACAGCAGAACAGATGGCTGAAATAGTAGAAAGCATATTAGACGAAAGAGCAACAGAGTTAGAGGGTAAAATCATAAGTTTCTCGGAAGCTGGTGGCATAACAAATCGAAACGAAATAGAAGATATTATTGACGAAAAAATAAGAAATATTAAACTTGATTTTGATGTATATACTACAAAAACAAGAATATTGAATAATCAAACAGTAGATAAATCATATAAGGTTATAGAAACATCTGGTAAGGGAAATATAGAACAAATATTATTAACGGTACAGAATTCAGATTTCGGATTATTTCTCGCAATAGACGGTAATGTTGTATATGACAAGACCTATTCGTATTTTTCTACCAATAGTGATTATCTTCAAAACATCTCTGCATTATACGAAAGTGATACCCAAAGATATTACTTAAGCATACGCAATTTTCATTTCAAGAAAGGGTTTAGAATTGATATAAACACGATCTCTGGTGCTGTATTTGATGAAATCATGGTTAAATACACAATAAGAGATGAGAAACCTGTCTGAAAAACTAAAAAACTTAATGTTAAATGAAAATGTAGATATTAAGGTAATTAAAGCAATAAAAGACCTTTTAGCTTCAATCGAAGCAAACGATACCTTTATTGAACATTCTGATACACCAGATAGTTATTCTGGACAAGCTGGGAAAACTGTTGGAGTGAATGGTTTAGAGGATGGTCTTGAATTTGTTAATAATGTTTCAACTGACGAGAAAGTTGGAGTAAGAGGAACAGATACTACTCCAAGTTATTTGAACGATAAATTACTTCTCGGAAGCAATAAATTATCTAAAAACATAAATAATCCCGCTGGAAACGAGGAATTGGAAATTGATGTCGTTCCAGCAAACATAAACCACAACGATTTAGGTAGTATCGGAGCATCAGATCACCACACGAAAACCACTTCAAGCGAAATTAATCTAGCAGATTTAAACGAAAAAGACCACGCTTCTCTTACAAATGTATTAACATCTCAACACCATGTCAGATATACTGATGCTGAATCGAGAGCAGCTATAAACGATATTTTTGGTTCTGACGGTCATGCTGATGCTGATATTGACATGGATAGCCATCGAATTAGAGATGCGTTAGATCCCCTATTAGACCAAGATTACGCAACCAAGAAATATGTAGATGACGAAGTTAGTGGGATTTTTTACACGGTAGATGATTCTGAATTAAATATTGACATAGATTTTTCTGCTTCTGCTTCGGAAGATGTTACAATTGATATTTCCAATGAAATCCGTAGGGTTTTAAGGGGTCGATTATATATTGATGCCGATCCGGGAGCTGGGTTTGTTGAATGGGCGACAGTATCTTTTTATGCCGAATCAGCAAAACACGGAGAAAATTTGATTTTTCGATTCAGAAAAAAGCTCGTTTATACCGAGTTGGATACTGCAACTACGGGTTCAGATGCAAACATAATTCCAGACGACCATACTGATTTTAGCATACACGAATTAGTAATGTTTTTAGACGATGGAGAATTGGCACGGTTAAAAACCATAGCTAGTACGATGGTTGCCGAAGATAATGTTGATAGTCATGCTGTTAATACTGGTCTTGTCAATGTAGCAGAATTTCATTCAAGAGATTTATTCAATACCGAAGACGGTACAAATGTCTATCTTAGAATTGCTTTTAGTTCAGCACAGACAGTATCATTAAAAATGAAATTATTATTGGCATCGTAAGAGGTGAAAACACAATAGCAGATAGATACTGGGTAGGTGTCGATACAAATTGGCACGATAACAACAATTGGGCTTCTGTAAGTGGGGGAGCTGGTGGTGCTGGTATTCCTACTGCTTCTGACGATGTTTATTTTGACGGCAATGGATATTCTTTTTGTTTTGCTTCTTCCGATGCCGTGAGTAATAATTTTTATTGCACGGCATCAATGACAGAATCAGTTATATTTGGCACGAACATGACCGTGAACGGAGATTTAGCTTGTGATGGAGGGTATTTTGGAGCAGCAGGTGGTCCGAATTATATAGTTGAAATAAAAGGAAATATCTCGTCTTCTGGAAGTGGACAGATAGCAATTGGTACTGGAACTGGAAGAGATCACGAAGTGATTTTGTCTGGTACGAGTAAAACTTATGTGTGGAATAGCACGGCTTCGGCAACATTTCAGCATTTAACGATAAGCGGAGATTATACTTTTAGCGGAACTAAACTTTCTATTGCTACTGTATATCAAGAATTTAGCGTTACTGGAACTTTTACAATTAATAAAGCTGCTGTGACTGTAACTAGAATTGATTTGACTGGAACTTGGGGTACTTTTACTGGAACTATTGACGGTACTGGAAGAATTTTTTATTATTACGACAAGAACAGTAGTGTTCCAACAACTGGAACAATTGGCTGTTCTTTTTTCAGGATTTACATTGAAGAAGACGGAGCAATAAGCATTAACGATGACCAAGAAGTTGATGGCTGGACTAATGTAAATCAAGATTGGACTCATCACGGCACATCTCCGTATTTAGATGATGACGATGGAGATGTGAATTACATTTCAATTCCTGCTGATGACCCAAGTGTTGGATTATATGACGAATATTACGATTTTGAAGACATGGATGGTTCTTATCTTTCAATAACTCCGACAAAGGTAAGAATTCACGCAAAAATCAAGCTAATAGCTGGAACTGGCGGAACGGCAACTTTAATAGCTTTAAAAGGGTATTTATGGGATGGTTCTATTTGGCAAGATGGCGGAACTGCTTTTACAAATTCTACTACTTACGCTGATTTGACTTTCTCGACAGATTTATCGGGAGTCATTGACAATCTTACCAAATTAAACCAAATGAGATTGAAACTTGAAGTGAATTTAGTAATAGGTGGCGGAGCTGATAAAGGCGATATTGCCGTTACATACGCTTATGTAGAAATAGAAGGTTCTGGATACGAAGAAGCAAGAGTGTTTTTGAATCCGAGAAAATACGAGAATGGATGTAAGTTTGAAATTGAGTATAGCATTGCCGACCAAGTATTACAGTTAGAAAACGGTGGATTACACGAATTTAACGGTGGAGTGGAATTTCCAAGCGATAACATCGAAGATGCTGAATTCGATTGCGAAACCGAAAATGTTCAAATGTGGGTTAGAATAAATTTCAATGTGCATACTAACGCTTTTTCTAACGATACCATTACCATCAAGGTAGGAAATAATTATCATGTAATTAGAGGTTCTTGGGATTTTTATTTTGCGTATGCAGGAATAGGCGGACAGCTAGATTGCCAACCAGACGAGGGATGTTTGATACTTGCTCCATTAGGAAGAGAAATAATCATAATACCACCACCATGAGGTAAAAAAATATGGGAATAGTACCATTATTTAATGTACAATATAGGATGCAGAGGATTTATAGCGGTGGTGGGGGAGGGTATGACGATCCGCAATATAATAAAATCTATCTATTTTCATTACCTTTTCGCGCTGGGAACTCTCAATTTGTGGAAGGATTTACTTGTAAAAAATTCGTAATAGAAGGTAGAGGAGCAACACATAGTTTCAGAAAGCAAACATTAACTCCCCAATTATTATACGATATTGATAAATTTATAGGTATTGGAGATGAATATGTCAAACCACAATTAAGAGGTGTTTTAAGTCTTACACCAGCTCCTTTTGGTTTAAAAGTTAATGATGAAGCCATTGTATTTGGAATTAAATTTCAATATTGTGATGCTTCTCACGGAATTGAAATAGAAGTATGGAATGGACAAGATTTAGGAAATAATACAAATCTAAAATTTTACGACCGAAGCGTTAATGCAACTGACCAGAGAAATGTCATTGATGTAGATAACATTGTTTCTACCGAGCCACCACCAGCTCATATAATAGAACCTATTTATCACGATGTGGAAGCAAAAAGAGTTTAATTTTTGAAGTTCCTTTAAATATTATCATACAATATTTTAAGTATGACAGATATAGATTTAGAAAGAGAAATTTCTCTATTAGAACAACAACGAGTACGGCTAATTGAAATACGGAATACCACGCAAGAACAGTTAAATCAGATATTTAGAAACATAGAAAGAGTAGAAGGCACGATTGGTTTTTTAAGGAATAAACTCAATCAAGAAATAACCAAAAAAAAACAGCAAGAAAAAGAAATGCCTCCAATGAGAAAAACAATAGGAAAGAAAAGCATAGAAAAAAGAAGAAAAGAAATCATGGCTGAATTACCGAAAGAAGCTAAAGAAGAAATAGAAAAAGCAATAAAAGAAGCTGATAATCTAAAAAAGAAGATCGAACCAAAGTTAAATTAACTTAATTTAACTTAAATTAACTTTTTTTGTTTTACCTTTTTATATTAACTATCAATATTTAAAATATGAAAGTTATATTTACAATTGATATAAAAGAAAGCGAAAAAGACGAGATTAGTCTTGTCATTTCAAAACCCGAAGACGAGGAATTACAAAAGTTATTAGAATGGATAAACGAACTCATAAAAATCGACATCACGGAAAAAGATGGAAATTGGATTTTACAAGGCGATGATTTCAAGCAAATTGCCATAGTTCTTTCGATTTTAACGGCAATCAATCAAGAAATTATAAACATGTATTGTTTTAACGAATATGGATTAGACATGATTACTGAATCTTTAGAAACTCTATTTGACGCTAAAAATCAACCAATAAAGCGACCATCAAAATCCAAAAAAACTAATGGACATAAAATCCAAATGCCATCAATATTTGACCAAGAAGAAATAAAAGAACTTAAAAAAGAAGAGAAAAAAACCTAATTTTTTTATATTTATTAATCCCTTTATTTTATTAATGGCAAAATTAGATTCAATTGGGAATCATTGGATTGTAATCATCGAAGAAAATATTGACCTACCGTATGAAAAAACTACTTATAAAAAAGGGAAAAATAATTCGGACATCCTTTTTAGTTGGGGAGCGTCTGGATTGGGAAAATACAAGCTCATACAAGTTCAATATTCAAAATCAGCTTATTCTCATAAAGATATGAAAAGAATCTTGAAGAAATACGATAATTGCCCGTTATGTAAAATAGGGACTAAGAACTTAAAATTTATAAATAGAGAAAACAATTATAAAAGTATGGCACTTAAAAATAAGAGTCTATCTATTGTAAACCTTTTTGGTAAAATTCCGAAGCTAGGAACAGTTATAACTGATAATCGTAGTACATCAGAAGAGATTATCATGCAGTCTTTAGCCAATATTTCACGATTTCCAATGGATATGGGTTTAAAGACACTATGGAAAAAACTATTGTCGTTAGGCATAGGTGCTGGTGGTGTGGCTGCCGTAAACAAGTTCATGAAATCGCCTAATATGAAAAGCGAATGGATAACCTTTTTTGCCAATTATATTGCCAATGTTTTTGACCCAACGCCAGAGCAATTGAATGAAATGGCTCAAGATATAAACATTCTCAAGGGAGCAATCAAAAACAGGAGTTTTTATGGTGTTGCCGATTCAATGTTTAAAGATCCAGCAGCAGTAAAACAATCAATGGAAAACATTGGAAATGCTGTCGGAGCAACTAGACTCGGTTATAAACTTGGAAATATTTTCGGTAATGCGTCTTACATGGTACAATCACTTGCTAACAAAAAAAGAGTTAGAGTAAGCGAAGGAACTGGTCCAGCAGGTGGTCGTGGGTCTTTAGCTTTAAAACGAGGGTTTCATGCCGTCGCACAAACAGCAGACGATTTTGGCTACCAAGATACAAGCAAGAGATTCAAGGATGTAAGCAAATTCGGAAAAGGTTTTCAAGCCAAGAATAGATTTCGCAAATCGGGAGTTAATCAAGGCTAGTCCTTATTAGCAGCATAAGTAATGAATCTTTTTTTTTCTTCCTCTAGTTCGTTTTTTGAGAGGATAACGATGCTTTCGTAATTATTTAAAGTCCTGAGTTCAAAAATTACACTATCCCCAGCTTCAATTTTTAAATGTTTTCTTACCTTTTTTGGAATAGTAATTTTTCCTTTTTGATATATTGGAGCATTACCTAATATTTTCATGGCGGGATTTTTCCTTTTAATTCTCTTTTAAGAAATAAGATAAAGTTATTTGCTTGATTCTTTCTTCCAATTAAATAATTCACGGCATTTTTAATTTTATTAGCTTGAATAGCAAATCCAGTTTGAATATAAGTTTGGTATTGAAAATTGGCTTTTTGAATATATTTAGTCAAGTTATCGACATCAACCAAGAAATAATTTATCATTTCTTTTATCATGGCATCTTTTATCGTATCAAATGGCAATATACATTAAACCTTTTTATTTTTTCTTCTTGTAGCGAATCGTGATATTCAATATGTTCTTTATTGTTTTTAAATATTTTTAGATTTTCTATTCGATTATCTGTTTTAATTCCGTTTCTATGATGTACTACTTCTTCGGGTTTGAGATAACGACCTAAGAATTGTTCCATTACAAGTCTATGTTCAAGCATTTGACCATTTTTATAAGCAAATAAATGGTTTTTAGGAGCTTTCGTAAAACGATATATAAATATCACCTTTATCTACAAATATAGATACTTTTTCATCATATTTAAATATGTTGTAAATCGTATTTTAAATAATAAATCTATCAAAAATAAAACAAACCTTATTAAAAATTAAAAAAGAAGTGATTCAGAAATGTTAGGATATTTTTTAACCAAAGATCCAGAAATTTACGACACGATCATGGCTATTATTGATGAATATCGTGTCGTAGTTAGTGGTTATAACAAATCCGTGCCTTTAGAAGACATTGCAGCTCGTTTGATTCGACCAAACGATCAAGTTATTGGTGGAACGGCAGAAACTTATTCTGCTGAATACACTAACGCAACTGACGAGTATCTTTTAGCTCAATCAGCAGCTCAGAGAGTACCTATCGGACAAGGCGTTATCAGCTTAGGTTGGTACACCGAACTTGATTTAGGAGCAAACGGCATTCTTGAAATTGACCTAGAAGGAATAAAGCGTCAAGAAATCATGGCTCGATTCTGTTATAATTGCGACCAGCACTTATACATTGAACCACAGCAAGTAGTTTTCGCCAAAGAAAACGACAAGATTGCTTGGATAGTGTATAATGCTTCTGGTATTGACTTGACTGGTGTTGTTTATCCATTTGCGTTCTTGATTGGTCCTAGAAAACAACTTCTGGTTTAAGGGGTGATATTAAATGGCAGATCCAATAACTACCCCGAAAAGTCCAAGTGGAAAAGATTTTGCAAGAGCTATTACCGTAGCTGTTGCTCACACTTCGACCGGTGCTGCTGGTGTCGAAACCCTTACTCTTAATAGCCAGTATCCCGCAATAGACCGAAGTTTACAATCTCCAATTCTCAGCATAGTTCTCATTGAATCTGAAACCCCAGCCAACGATTTATCGTTTGTTTTTCTCCCATCTGGTCAAATGTCTCCCGGAGTTGCCCCCGACGGAGCAGGAGAATTCGTGATAACTGGTGATAGGACAATCAATATTTATCAAACGGCTGATTTAAACGGTATTGCGTTAATTTCCTATATACCTAGAGGAACTGGACAAAAACATTAAACCAAACCTTAAATTTTTATATTTTTTTTTCTTATTCTTTATCATGGAAGATTTATGTAACGAATGCCCAATAAAAGGATTGTGTTGTTTTCATTCTTATTATATTGAAGAATTAAATTTGAATTTAATCCTTACAAATCATCATTGTCAATATTTAGATACTGAAACCATGTCGTGTACGATATACGAAAATAGGTTTGAAATAAATAAGAATTGTAAAAACATTGAAGACGCAAAAAAAGAAGGAGCATTACCAATAGGTTGTCTTTATCTCGAAGTAGGCGAAATATACGACAGACCATTAAAGATATTACCACCAGATAATTTACCAACTGATTTTCAAGAATTTTATGATACGATAAATAATCAAGAAAATATTTATACTTAGACAAGGTATTTTAAAATATAGATGTCGTCAAAAGGAATAGGAAGTATTAACGATATAAAAGACCTTTTAGGAGCTAAAGAATTAAAATATCCGACTATACTCATAGAAGCGTTAAAAGACATTCAAGGGTCTGTTTCTAACTTGCTTAAATATCAAGGAACTCACGATGCCCAGTATGGTACAGACCCATCAAACAATCCAGACACGGGCGATTACTGGGTCATATCGGGAGGTGGTAATATTGATGGTACTGATTATTATATTAACGATTGGATAGTGTGGAACGGCACGGCTTGGGAGCGAGTAAATCAACAAGGTGCTCCGGGCGGAGCAATAAGCGATGACCCTTACGATGGTACTTGGAGCGGAAAAACGGAAGAACCCGCAACGAAAAACGCTTTGTACGATAAAATTGAAACTTTATCACTAATCACGATCTCAGATGCAGTTTACGGAGCTGGATGGAATGGAGTCATAGACGAAGCTCCGAGTAGAAATGCCGTGTACGATAAACTGTATAACCATATTAGCGTTGCTCCAAACGATCACCATGTCAAATATACCGATTCAGCAGCAAAAACAGATTGCGTACTTGATCAATCTTTTCAAGTCGGTTGGGATGGTACAATTACACACGCCCCATCGTGTAGAAGCGTTTACAATAAAATGGAATCCATGAATTTTCCAGCAAACCCAGTTTCTGATTCAGCATATTCTTCGAGCTGGAACGGAAATACCGATGCAGCAAGTAAAAACGCTTTATATGACGAGATGGATAAATTTCATTACGATTTCGGAAGCTCTACTTCTGCTACTTATGATTTTTCCACAGAACCAAGTGGAACTCCTTATACTTATGAACCTTATGAAAATTTACAATGTGGATTTCAAAACCTAGCTACTACGGTTACATATTACAATTTACATCATTGGGATACATTATTAGGTGAATCCAATGTAATAGCTATTAAAGGTGAAAATCCTGATGCGTGGAATTGGAGACATATTGCGAAAAATAACTATACTGTTTCTTTTGGCACGGTAGAATTCAAATTAGCCGTTCAAGATATAACTAAGGGAAGCCAATTTAGAACTTTGGATGTTTATGGAGATGAAAGCATAAGAGTGGGAATTAGAAATGGGCGTTTTTATGCTTATAATGGAGCATCAATAACTTATGTGGGAAAACCACCAACAGCAAACACTTGGTATCGTATAAGAATAGATATAGAAAATACTAGTGGTGGTTATATGGGGTTAAGCCAATATACTTATGCTTTATGGGTCGATGGTATTAAACTCGGAGTATTTGCTATGGAACATAACGGTACTGTATGGTGGAAATGGGGTCAATTTCCAGCTCAGAGTAGTGTTTATTCTTATTATGCTGATATAGGATTTACCACATTAGATTATCATGTTGGAGAAAATCAAGAAACTGGACAACAAGTTTTCTGTGATAACATAAATCCGAAAAACAACAACTATGTAAAAATCGGAGATGTCGTGTTTGTAAATTCAGGAGCTTCGCAATCAGATTTAGTTAATGCCATTGCCGAATTAACAAATGGTGGGCGTGTTGTTCTCCCATCATCCACGATTTCTCTTTCAAGTGCCATAGCGTTTAATACTGGGAAATCTTACATACTCGAAGGTCAAGGAACGAGTTCAATCTTACAAGTAAGTGGAGATTATAGTTTCATCAACATTACCGACGCAAGTTCTGTCGTGATAGAAAATGTAACATTTGATTCTACTAACTGGACAGGACATATTTATGGAGTGATATGCAACGATACCAACAACAATCCAGTCTGGATACGAAATTGTGTTTTCATGCGTACTGCGGGAACTTGGCTCGGACAACCAGTTGTCGTGCAACAAAACAATGTGTTTATTGTTAATAATTTCTTTTCAGATGGCTACGAATGTATTAAAATTCCCGATTCAGATGTTGTATCTGATCTCATAGTTGATGGAAATGTGTTCAAAGAAAGCAGGACAAGTGCGTTATGGTGTGGTTTGAGAAAAATAACTGGGGGAAGCTTGACGAGAGCAATCGTATCGAATAATTCTTCGAACCATGTTTCCAGCCGTGCTACATACGAGTTTAATTACATCTACGCAAGTGTTTTCAGGGGAAATACTCGGAAATCAGAAACATGGGGCAACGATGATGCTCTCATAGGCATAAGTAATAGTCAATACAACGCAATAAGCGGAAATCAAGCTCAATTAATAGGCGTGGGAGTCAATTTATATGTGGAATCTCATTATAATGCTATAACAGGAAACCAATTTGAAGATGGAGACGAAAACACGATATATTGGTGTGCTGGAATCGTTATCGGAAGGTATTGGAGTGCCGCTAATTGCGACGACAATCTCGTTTATGGAAATACTTGCCATAATTTCTGGAACTTCGGTACTGGTAATGCTTGGGGCATTGCAGTAGGTCGTGCCGATTGTAATAATAATACCATAGTTGGAAATTCTTGCAGGGGAAACGAAACCAATTATAGTAATGCTGGTACTGCCACATACGCAGCAGATAATAACACGGCATAGGTGATAAAAAAATGAGTGGAGTATATGGACAATATTCAGAATTGATAAATCTCTTGGATGTAAAAGGCACGAAATATTTACCAGTAATTGTTGATGCCATGACAAGAATTACGGATTCTCAATTAACGCTTCTCAAGAGAATTGGCGAACACGACGCTTCGGGTGGAAGCATACCATCAGATTCTCCAAATACTGGAGATTATTGGGTAATAACCGTTGCTGGAACGATTCTAACAGTAGATTATTACGAAAACGATTGGATAGTGTGGAATGGTACTGGATGGGAGAGAACCAACAATCAAGGAGCAGCTGGTTCTGCCCCAGTAAGTGACGATCCTTACGATGCTTCTTGGAACGGAAATACTGATGCAGCAAGTAAAAACGCTTTATACAACGCCATTGAAAGCATAGACATTCAAGTAAAAGACGATGCTTATGGCGTGGGATGGAACGGAGATACAGTACATACGATGAGTAAAAACGCTTTATTTGATTCAATAGCTACTCATATAGCTACTGGTGATTATCATCATACGCCTTACATTTCTACTGATGCCAGAGCAGCTGTATTGAGCGATGTTGCTTACGGTGTATCTTGGAACGGAGTAAACGATGTTGCTCCTACTCAAAACGCCATGTACGATAAGTTTATAGAATTAGAAAGTTATGATTGGGCGTTAGAAGATGCAGTATATAGTTCCGCTTGGAATGGAGATACTGACGGAGCAACGAAAAACGCTTTGTACGATGAAATGAATAAATACCACGAAGATTTTGATGTACCAATTGGTACTTATGTTGGAACTTACACTTTTACATCTGATTCTGACGATTCTCAACCTGCTGGGTTTACAATTAACAACGATCCTGCTTCTGGTACTGCAAGGGTCGTATCTGATTATTTAGGACATTCTAAAGTATTTAAAATGACTAATACTGTTGTAGGAACAACCGTTTATGCTTGGCAAATTTTCTCTGGTCAAGATTATGGAAGCATTGAATTCTGGTGGGCTGTTGATGACGCTTCTTTAGCCAACGAGTTCTATCTTCAAAATAGTAGTTATAGTGATTTAGCAAGACTTTTTATCAATTTAGATACATTTAGGTATGGTTCAGCAGCAGGAACTATTATAACAAATGCTCAAGATAAAAAATGGTATTATATTGCCATAGATTTTGAAGATACGGCAGGGGGATACGATCCGAGAGGAGATGGAGCGTTGGCAATCAACACTTGGCGTGTATATATAGATGGGGTTCAATACGGAGATTATGCTTTCATGACGACTGGGAATGTCGCTGCTATAATGATATGTCAAAGCACGGCTCAAACAGGAGCTATTGGTTATTACGATGCCATAAGTTATTCTTGGGATGGTAGTTATTCTCTCGGAGATAATTTAGAACAATCGGCATACGGCAAACAAATTTATTGTGATGTCATTGATGTACCAACCGATAACATATTATATTTTAATCAAGATACGATAGTTTTGAAAAACGGAGCGACAGTTTCAGACTTACAAGATGCCATAGACGATTTAACAAACGGAGGCACGATTTATCTCCCAGCAGATACAATGACCGTATCCACAACCGTAGATATAGACACGGGAAAATCGTATGTAATAAAGGGGGTAGGAGCAGAAACAGTTTTAGCTCCCGATGGTAATCGTGATGTGTTTAACATTACTAGTGCCAGTTCCGTTAGAATTGAAAATATGGCTTTTGATTTATCGGGATATTCCAGCGAAGCATATTACGCAATAAAAATAAATGGAGTGGATAACCCGGTTGTTGTAAATAGTTGCATATTTTATGGTGATAGTACTAATGGAAGAGTAATATATATAAATAGTGATTATACTACAATTGAATATTGTCATGCTTATTCTTTAGGGAATATCTATATTTATATAACTGGTTGTAATTATGTAGATATACACCATAATTATCTTGCTAATTGCGAAGATTATACCGTACAATTAAACAATTGTAATTATTGTAAGGTCAATTATAATATAATAAATGACGCTGATTTTGGAATTTTGTTTTTTAGTGATGTTGATTATTCAGAAATCTCTGGAAATTCAATATATTCAGCCGATTATTATGCAATATATCTTGATAATAGTGAACATAATATTATTGAAGCAAATACAATATACCAAGCACAACAATCTGGAATTTTCCTTTCTGATAGTCATTTCAATGCTATAAGTGGAAATGTAGTATATGATACTACCTTTTCTGGTGGAGGTACAATTGCCGCAATCATGTTATATGATAATAGTGATTACAATGCTTTATGTGGAAATCTTTGTCAATCGTGGAATAACGCTGGAGCTGGTAATGGGTATGGAATATTAATTCAAGACGCAAGTTCAGCTAATAATATTGTACATGGAAATCATTTACGGGGTAATGATATAAATCTTCTTAATAATGGTACTAACACGACCGTAGCATCTAATAATACAGCATAAATTTTTTTAACTTAACTTTTTATATTCTTTTGTTCTATTTTTAATTAATGTCTGAAAGTAGAATGTACGGACAATATACTGAATTAATAAATCTCATAGATGTAAAAGGATTCAATTATCCAACCATAATACTTGATAAATTATCAGAAATCAGAGCTGAAACAATAAGTCTTCTCGCACGGCAAGGAACACACGATGCTTCCACAGGTGAATACCCCAGCAATGAACCCAATACAGGAGATTATTGGGTTATTACGGTACAAGGCATAATTGATTTAACAATTTATTATATTAACGATTGGATAGTGTGGAACGGCACTGGATGGGATCGGATGAACAATCAAGGTTCACCGGGAAGTGCTGCAATTAGCGATGTTGCCTATGGAATTAGTTGGAACGGCAATACTGACGGAGCGACAAAAAATGCCATATACGACAAGTTGCAAGAATTTTGGGGTCAAGTAAGCGATGACGCATATCCTACTGGTTGGAACGGAGATACTACAAATGCTCCAAGTAGAAACGCTGTTTACGACCCCTTACAGGCACATTACAATGATCCCGACCCTGCTGTTCATCATTCTCGTTATACCGATGCCGAAGCAAAAACCGCTTGTGTTACAAACATAGCATATTCTGGAGTTTGGAATGTAACTCTCGATCTTGCTCCGTCTAAAAACGCTGTTTACGACAAGGTCAATGGTCTTTCTCTTGGCTCTCCCATATCTGATGATGTTTATGGAATAGATTGGAATGGGAACACTTTGTGTGCTGCGAGTAAAAATGCTTTATACGATGAAATGAACAAATTTCATAACGATGTTTCTGATCAAGAATTTCTTTGCGACAAAATTTCGTCTTTTAGCGAACATGGTTTCTTTAAAGTAGTAAACAATACCGTGTATTTATTTTCAGCAATAGGTAGTGATTTACAAAAAGCAATTGATTATTTAGGAAATAAAGGCGGAACGATAGTGCTTCCTGCCGAAACCATCTTGCTTTCAGCAACGATAAACTTAGATGGTAATGGTTCTTATGTCATTCGAGGCAAAGGAAATAACACCATCATAGATATTGGAGCAAACAGGACCGCTTTTAGTATAACAAACGCCAAATCGTGTAAATTAGAGAATTTTGCCATTGACATGATTGATGCTACCGACCAAAGTGCTTATGGTATTGAAATAACCGAAGCCAATGACAATCCAATATGGATAGAGAATATAACCATATATGGCGATGGAACTAACGGTAGGGGAATAACCATAAATAGCGACAAGGTTTCGGTAAGAAATTGTTATATTTATGATTTAGGCGGATATTATATAGTTATCAATGGCAACGACCAATCTTCGGTTCTCGATAATATATTAATAGATTGTACTAACGAGGCAATATACATCGGCAATGGAAGTACGAGATGCGTCGTGAATGGAAATATCATTATAAGTCCTGCTAATTACGGTATAAGATTTTACGGATATAGCGGAACTGATGTGTCGTATTCTACTTGTAATGATAATATCATTTATGATCCAGTAAAATACGGTATTGTACTAGGAGAAGCGGTACGAACTACCGTAAGTGGAAATATTATCATTGGAAACGCTACTCAAACTGATGAACTATACGGAATATATATTGATGCTGCTGATTATAATACCGTATCTGGTAATCTTATTTATAATTTAACCCAAAATAGTACTGATACTGGAGCTGGAATCGTTTTAGTTAATGGTAGCGATAATTGTAATGTAAATGGAAATAATGTTGTTAATGGGACAAACTCAGGAGTTGGAGTACATTATGGACTTTTGATAGGTGCAGGATGTACTGAAACCACGATGACTGGTAATATGTCCTTGCTAAACGAAACTCAACTTTTAGATAATGGAACTAATAGCTATGTAGCAAATAACAAGACAGCTTAGGAGGTGAAAACATGGTAATAGTTCAAGGCACGGAATATAAAGGAGATGGAAAGATTTACAATGTCCAAACCGAATACGATGACAATAGTGGAGCTTTCATTCGAGAAGTGAGCCGAAATGAGATTGGAGACCAAGTGAATGCCGAAGAAATGAGGCAAAAAATAATTTCTCTAGAAGCAGATGTAAACGATTTGCGAGAAAGAGTAGTCAATCTCGAAAAAGGTTAAAACTAAAATTATTTATTTCTCTTTTCCTATTTTTTATACATGTTAAATAATTTTAAAAAAAGAACGATAAAATTTTCGGGAGTAGCTTCGCTCGTTATTTCTATCGGCATATTTGTTTATTACTACCAAGAGTTTTTTCCAAGCACATTTTTTATCATTCGTGTAGCAGGTTTTACTTCGCTTTATCTCATATTAGCGTTAGCTTCGCAAGACCCAAGTCCCTTAGAAGACATTCTCGTTCAAGTGTGGACAATTAATAGAAAAGATAAAATAAAAGCAGAGGTCAAGTTAGAAATGATTCTTTCGTTTCTCGAAAGGGCAATAACAAAATGGTATGGATTATTTCGGAGATTTCAAGAAATTGTTAATGACGACTATCAATATAGTGGAAAATTGAAAAGATTGAAAGAAAACGGAAAAAAAGTCACTCAAGGAGAAATTAACATAGAACAGATGTCGTGGATTTTTTCGTATCTCTGTTATTCAATCGTGATTTCGGCAAACTTGATTAACATTTCAGCTCCCATAGATTTTCTCATTAACATTGGATTTTTCATAATGATTCTTTTTGCTAGTGGCGGGATAAAAGGAATTGGCACGGCATTGGTCGAGATATTTGAAACAATCAAGCCAGAAAAAGGGAGAAAAATCGAAATACAATTACATTCTCTAGAAAAATTGATTGTTCAGGGAAGCCATTCGTATTATTTTTTTGACATAGAAAGAGAAGAAAGGATGATGAAAAAACAAATGTTAGGGGAATGCTCTGAGGCGTGATTTTACCTTATCAAACTCTTAAATAAAAAAATTTTTTTTCTTTCTTTCTTTCCTTATTCCGACAGAATCGTATTTGAACACGCTTATAAAAAAAATCTATTGAATGAATGCCTGTATGAATAATTGAATGAATAAATCAGAAATTATTAACTGCATGTCAATTTAATTAATAAATAAGCTAATTTTATATAAAATAAGCATAGAATCATTGAATTTATGATTGAATGATTCTATGATTGAAAAAAATAAAGCGTCAATAGAATAAAGGTATCTTATGGTTAAAATTGATTGATTCCTTATGTAGAATCCAATGATTTAGAGATACTTTAATTTCTATTGATATACAGTAATCAAGTGAAAATTATGGAGAACAATATTAGATGTGTATTTTATTCTATTTGTGGTTTACCTAAACATAATGAATGTTTAAAGAATGAAATAGCCCAATTGACTTGTTTTGAGTATTCAAATCTCAAAAAAAAGATAAATGAGAAAAATTCTTTAATTCTTTAGTTCTTAGCTTTATTTTTATCTAATTTTTTAGTGTGATTTAAAGCATAAGAAATGAAGAGAATAAGCATTAATTATGCTTTAAAACACATTAAAAAAGCCGAATTTTAAACGATTTTTTTTCTTGTGTTAAAACCCATATTTATACATAAAAAACAAATAAAATAAAAATTGGTGATATAAAAACTATGAGTAAAACCGATTATTCCTTAAGAAATAGACATTTTACTAATTATGATGAATGTTATAATTTCTTGAAGAATAGAAGTAAAAATACATACAGAATGTGTGGTATAGAACAACTAGGATTCAATCGACTAGGTGACATCGAAATGACTTTAAGAGTTCAAGATTCAGACGAATTCACTTATGCTATTCATTCAAATGAATACTCAAAAACCTTTTTTATTCCTAAATATGTTTGGTCACACATAGCAAATTTCTTAGGATTACCGACAAACATATTTGATTATTATAAATTGCTTAAAGAAAGGTTTAAAGTAAGTGAATTGGACATTGCTATGAGTTATGAATCAGAAATTCTTGAAATGCTATTCAATGAAAGAAATGAAAGAAAGAAACTCAATAAACGATTAAAAGACATGTTTATAGCAGTTTTTGATGATGGATTTGGAGAATTTCCTAGAGTTGTTAAATCAAGTGTGTATAGACCGTATGAAGACTTTAAAGCATTAGAAGACACTTGTAATAATCTTAGAAAGGTTAATGCTAGAAATGGTACGGCTTTTGAGTTTCAAGAATCTTATCTTAGTCCGTATAGAAGTTCATTTAACTTCATTGATAAGAATCAAAAACTTGAATTAACTCACAAAGGCGATCAAATCAATGCTGGGTTCAATTTAACCAATTCTGAAACTAAGAATAGCTCTTATCGGTTTCAAGTCTTAATCATGCGAATGATATGTGCGAATGGTTTAATTTCTACTTTTCCAGATACTGAACTAACTGTTATGCATGCGGGTGATGATTTTTCCATTAGATGTCAAAAAGCATTTATTAAATGCTTAAACTTATCTAATGAATTTGCTAAAAAATTCTATGAACTTGATAAACACACTAAAGTAATAAGTAATCAATGGAACGATATTTTAGACATTCCTAGTGAATATTTATCTTTAAGCAATGTAGAAAAACAAGAACTTATCGAAATAGCAAATAAAGAGAACTATGATTTAAATCCTTATGGATTAGTACAAGCATTAACTTATAAGTCTAATCATGGTGCTAATGATGATAAGACATTCGATAAATACAATAATAAGGCATTGAAAATTCTTAAAAACGCAAAAGACATTGCAGAATGGATTCCTAAAAGACTTCAAGAAAATAAAACTACGGAAAATAACCAAAACATTTTAGATGTAAACGATTTTGAATTTAATCAGTAATACATATCAATAGAAAAACCAAATCTCTTTTTTTTTTTTTTCTTTTCTCTTTTTTTTAAAAAAAAAATTTATTTATCGGTTTATACAGATTTATATAGACCTATACAGACCGAATAATGAAATTAATAGCATGATTTAAATATATAAGTAATAAAATAATCATAATTACAAGATAAATTTTTGTTAAAAATAGTCAAGACCAAGTAATGTTACTTGGGATCGACCGGTTTTAACAAATTTCTTAAAATGGTATTACAAGCCGTAAAAATTGAATACAATGGTGATTTGAAAAAATGGTAATTAAAATAAGTAAAGGTTATGGAAAAATGGATCACATCAATTCTATAAACACTAATCCATTAACCAATGATTTTTGTATGAAAATGAGTTTAAATAGTCATTCTGTTTGTTCTAAATGTTATTCTCTTAGGAGTTGTAAGCGGTGGAAATCAATGCAGATTCCATTAGATAAAAATGGAATAGAATTAAGTGAATGTATTCTCCCAATGTCTGATTTACCTTACATAAATGCTTTAATTTTTCGATTTAGTTCACATGGAGAATTGATAAATTATAGACATTTAATAAATCTCTTAAAGATTTGTCGGAAAAACCCTAAAGTAGTATTTGCTTTATGGAGTAAACGATTAGATTTAATTAAAAGAATGGTAAACAAACCTAAGAATCTAATAATCGTTTATTCTAGTCCTATAATCAATAAAGTTAGTGAAAATATCTTAAACGATAACAAGAATATAGATAAGGTATTTACGGTCTTTAGTAAGGATTACGCAAAAAAGCATTCCATAACCATAAACTGCGAAAAGAAATGCTTTAAGTGTCAAAAGTGTTATAATTTAAACGATAAGACCGAATATATAGCCGAAATAATCAAATAATTTTTTTTTTAATTTTTTTTTGTGATGAAAAATGACATACGAAAACGGATATAGAAGTGAGCATTCATTAGAATTACGAGATTATTTCCCAATATCAAATCGGGGAGTAGATTATTATAATCCAAATAACATTAGCATAGAATTTAAAGAATGTTTTTCTGAAAAGAAAGAAGCTCAATGGTTTAAAGTAAGAAAAAGACAATTAGAAGAATCTAAATATGTTGTTTTTTGCTTGTTAAACGAAGAATTCTACATTCTCAGGAGTTCTCATTTGCTTAAAAAATACAGTTTCAACACATACGGAAAAAGAGTTAATTTAAGAATAGATACCATTAGAAAGAATAGCATATTTGAAACTAACGATTATATAGAACTAAAAGAAGTAATTGATAAATTGAGATAATAAATATGGATTGTAAAGAACACGATTTTAAAACCGAATCGGGCTATTCTGTGTGCCGTAATTGTGGCTTTAGTAAAAGAGCAATCCATTATAACAACAAAAATCAAGAGATTATTTCGAAATTAAGTGAAAATGAATTAGAAATATTAAAAATGTTAAAAAAAGCAAGTTATATGAAATTTCCTAAAAATTCTCAATTTTATAGAATGCTAAAAATAAATTATCATGCGGAGTTAAACGACAAACCATTAACTCCGTTCCAATATTTAAGGTTACAACTCATATTAGGAAGACTTAACATCAATCCAAATCTAAAGAAAAACATTACAAGAGAAATAGAATCGAAAAAACCAAAACACATAACGGAAATCTACAATCTCTTGTACACGATTACGAGTAAACAAGATTTACCTATAACTTATACCGAATTGAAAGAAGTTATTGATTCTTTTACCGATAAAAAAACCTTTTTTAAACCGTTACAAATGGAAAATTTAAAACAGTTAAGTGTAAGGAAATACTATTGGTATATCTCAAAAACCATCGAAGAGAAATGCGATTATATGACAAAACAGGAGAAAATGAAGTTTTATCGCATAGTGAAAAACTATTACGATTTGATTAGGTTTAAGTTATCCTATGGTTGTAATCCAACAATTTTAATCAATTTCTTGTTATATAAATCGGTAAATCAGTTATTAGATAAGAGAAAATTGAAAAATCGACTAAAAGTCAATTCCGTAAAAGATTTAATGACAAAAGCCGTTTTTAATAATCCACAGATTAACAAGAAAAAAACTTCAAACAGCATATTTTTGCAGATAAAAAACGAGAAATTGGATAAAGATTTTGAATATAAAATAAGATTCTTTAAAGAAAATTAAAAGGTGATGAAAAATTAATATCTTTATATACTTTTTTTTATATATTAAATTAAGTTAAATTAAATTAATTTAATAAAAAAAATTTGTGAAGAAAATGAATGAAATTTGGAAAATTAAAAATAATGACGATGTGTTAAATGCCATATTTTTTGATTGGAAAACCCAAGCCGATATTGCTAGGGAAATCGGAAAAACTCCTGCTTTAATCTCTACATACGCAAAAAAATTCAAATTATTGGTTTATGAACCAAGAATCGAAAACGAGAGATTGTCTTGTTATAGTTGTGGTTCGCAAAATAATCTCGTATTTAAATCGGATAAAAAAACGGGGAAATTTCTTGCTCTCGTATGTAGAAAATGTATATTATCAGATAATATACCATCAATAGAAGATAACAACACAAATAACGAAATTGTAGAGAATTTATACAAAGAAATGAGCAATATCTCGGAATGCTACAAAATGTATAACGAGTTTTTTAAAGCAATAGCAAACCATTATGAAAATAAAAACGCTATGTCCGTAAAAGAGTTTATTGCTTTTATGGATACGGAAATAAAAGATTTAGATAAAATAGAACAAACAAACAAAAGGTTAGGATTCCAATGAGCTTTCTAAAAAAACTGAAAGAAAAAGAAGAAAAAGAAGAAATTATTAAGAATGCGAAGAACCTTGATTCAATTATAGATTCTTACGAAAGTCCTAAAATAGCAGAAAATACAACCGATTACATACAAGTTAAACCCAAAAGAAAAACTACTGAACACGAAGACAAGAGTTTTAAAGTAAACCGAACTTTAAACAAATCTCAGTTAATCTCTAAGGTTTTTGAAATAGCCGAGATTCATAAAGACGAAATACCAATTGAATTTTTTAGGAACTTGCTATTACAAATCGACTTGACTTCTCACAGACGGCAATTAAAAAAATAGTACCTTTAAATAGTCTTTGTCAATTTTATGGGTATCTGGCATTGAATCGTTTTTCATACTCAGAAAACCATACCACCAAAACGGCTGGATAACGGGTCAGACACTCCCTCTGACCCTTATCCACAAATTTTAATAACTTTTTATATCTTTTTTTCATATAATATTTATGTCCATACAAAAAACATTTACCATAAATTCTCAACCTATTTCCGTATCTTTCGATGACGACAATCATATTGCTGAATACTTCGATTTGGAAAAATTTAAGAGCAATTGGCACGATTTTAGAGCAGGAGAATATCATTTCTCGTTGTTGCTTAGTTGTTTGAGAGATTATTACTTGAAAATAATAAATAACCAAATAGAAACCAACTTAGAAACTCTCGGAAATTTTCACATTGGTTCTATACTTCATAAAGAAATACAAGAATTCATTGAAAAAAAATATGGGTTCTGTATAATCGAAAGACCGTTATTAGATGAAATAGAAATTGCTTATGAACACAATGGAATGAAATTTGAAGATATTATACGCTTAGTCGGAAAAGCAGATTTACTTGATATTAGTCAAGACGATTTGGGCGACATAAAAACCACTAGATACATGCCAATACTCGAAAAATTAGAGCAAGACGATTTTGAAGCCAAATACGGCAAGTATATCGTTCAAGCATTAGTCTATGCGTTTTACCTTAATCATACTTATTTTCAAATACAACCTCTTAAAAAAGTCAAGCTCATAATGGTTCTTAAAGCAAATCTAACGGTTAAAGTCATTTGGATTGATTACGAAGAAGAAACAGCGTTATTCTTTTACAAGTTAATGCGACAACGAGCTGAATATCTACACTTGCACATAATGAAAAACGAAATGCCAGAATGCGAAATCAATAAATACTGTCCAAATTGTTCAAACATATCTCTATGCCCTGAAGGAACGGAGTACGCAGAATCCCTTAAAGCTCCCGTCAGTTTTGAAACAACAGCTTTCAATAAAAAATATCCCGACAAGAAAGCTCACATAAAACGAGATGGCGAGTGGAAAGAAACGAAAGCATTTACAGAATTTAAAGCAAAAGAACTAAAAACTAAAAAATCATAACTCTCATGTCATTTTAATTTTTTTCTTATCTTTTTATACTTGTTTATAATATATAATTTAACGACAAAATTTAAACTAAAAACTAATTATAAAAAATAAAAGGTGAAAAACAATATGGAATTAAAAGATTTAGCTATTTTAACCGAAAGTTTCGCTAGGGTCGGCAAACGATACTTAAATACAGAAGAACTCTCGAAATTTATAATGGATACATTACAACACGAAGCGTTAAACCTTAAAGAACGAACTAAACTGTACGAAAAAGAAGAAATCATTGAAAACGAGATAAATACTTTCGATTTTTTCAATGATGGTTATCGGTACGGAGTTTTCATTCATTTAACTGACGATAATACCTTAACTGCTGGATATGACGATGACAACGAACCAGTAAAAGCAAAAGAACTGTTCAAAAAAGATAGAGATGGCGAATTTATGTATGATGACGATGGCGATAAAATTTCCACAAAACGAGCTTTGATGAGATTTAAAAGCCGAATGGGAAGCATGGGAATTTTTATCAGTCTTTCCATGTTCAAGGAACTCGAAAAAGACCATTATTATGTTTTTGTTGGTTCACTTCAAACGCAATGGAAAGACTTGGATTCAAACAAATATGTTAAAGAGAAAGAAGATGGAATCAAATACAGCGACCCTACTTTCACTTTAAACATTTGGCAATTCGGAGAAATTGTTAAAAAAGGTCAGAAATTAGCCATATCCATGCCCGAAGTAAATTTCAAAAGAGAAGAGGAATAGGTGATATAAGTGGTCAAATTTGAATTGGGAAGCTCACAAAAGAAAAAGATTAACACATCTACACAAAAATCGTTAGATTCAGTAAAAGCTATTGACCCTTATTCCGATGATTTTTTATACGAAGAATACAAGCAAGAAACCAATAAAAACGCAACTTATAGGCGTAGTGGAAAAACCAACGAAACTAAAGCGTATATCGAATGGAAATCAAGGTATTTAAGCGAGATTCAAGAAGCCGTAGATGATGTCAAGGAATTTGAAGCAAACGGCACGATTCCAGAAGAATACGAAGAAACCGAAGAAACCGAAGAAATAGAATTACCAACTGAATACGAATGGTGTCAAGAAGAAACTTTAGACGACATGGGATTTGATAAAAAGGAAAAAAAGATTTTTATAGCAAATAAAGAAAGCGTGATAAAAATCTGTACATCTCTTGGAATTTACGAAAAAAAGCTCTTGAAACTAGCAAGAAAAGTGAAAGAAGACTTTAAAGGATTGATTGGTTTTAGAGCTTGTTTGGTTTATATTGCCATGAACAATCAAATCGAAATCAAGGAAATCTTGGGTGAAGATGCGTATGTAAAAGCTAAAGCTCAACTCAATCAAGCCGATTATGAAATTGAAGACGAAGGATTTACGGAATTGTTAGATGGAAAAACGGAAAAAAAGAAAGATAAGAAAAAGAAAGACAAGAAAAAAACCATATCTGCTACTGAACTCTCGGAAAAAATAACCCAACATCAATACAACGAATTATCTGAAAAATACAACGAAATGATGGTTTTCTTGGAATTTCTCTATGATTTTATGGGTAATAAAATGGAAATGAAAGAAAACGAAGAAGCGACCGATGAAGAATACGAAACAGTATTAGCAATAAAAGAGGTGATTGAAAAATAATGGATTTAGCAGACATGCTCGGTTCGGGAAAAGAAACTCTCGACAAGAAAGCAAAAGAAATCGAAAAAAACGAAGTTCCAAAAGAATCAAAAAAAACTAGTAAATCTAAGAATCCTACGATAGAAGTTCATGGAATCATTGGTTTATTCGGTATGCAAGGAACTGGGAAAACTTATCGTTCTTTATGTTTCAATAGACTGGGAAAAGTTCTTTATTTAGATGGCGAAAATAAGGCATACGAGGTATTTAATACGAGGTTTCAAGATTGGGATTACGGCATGGCAATGCCCGACAAGAAAATTTCAAATGAAAAAGCAAATACGCACATTTATGTGTTTCAAGTTCTAAAACCGAATTACATGCCAGATTATCTAAAAAGCATAGAATATTTTATGAAAAGAACTCCTTTTTGGATCAAACAAATCGAATCTGGTAAATTTAAAACGGTTGTCATAGATAATTGCGTGATTTTCAAGGAATTTGGAAAAGCCATGTGGTTTAAACAAAATCCAAATCGAAAGAAAATACAACAATTTGAATACGGTGATGTAGAAGACTACATTCGGCAATGCTTATTTCCTTTCATAAATGCGTGTAAAGAGCATAAAGTAAATCTGATTTTATGCTATGGTATTTCTGATTGGTACATAAAAGACGAAATAATAGGCACTAAAGAAGACGCAAAACAATGGCTTTTAGGTTTACTCTCATACGAGCTATGGCTTGAACGAGATTATAAAGTGTATTGTTTGAAGCATCCTTACAAGCCATTTTGGGCATATCAAGATGAAGACCAAAATTTAGCAGAATACCTTTTTGACAGCGAATTCATAGAAGAAAATGTAGAATTTAAAGAATACATTCAGTTTAAAGAAGAAACATTGGTTTCTGAACAGCAACGAAGAGCAAACAAGAAAAAGAAAGCTGAAAAACAGTTATCATTGGGATAATTAATACCTTTATATACTTTTTTTTTATATATTATTCATGGAATTTAAAACATCTTTATTTTATGTTTTTACAAAAATATACACCCGTAATATGAATTCAATTATTATAATTAACAGATTAATTCAAATCACATTCAAACTTTTACCGAAATCGTTTATCAAAAAACACTTAAAACAAATAACTTTAATAATCTGATAGTTATAATTAATATTGTTCAATTCATTTAAAAAAATCAAATAGGTTTGTTTATGTGGAAGGATTTTAAATCGTTCTTCGTCGGAAATAATAGCACATACGCCATACAAAATAATAATGGAAATGGATATAATGTAATAAGGAATAAAATCGACAAGGAATTAATTTTAAAACATTTAAATAAAGAAATTACAATTGGTTCTTATCCTATATATCGAAAAAGAAATCGGATTTGTTGCAAGTGGATATGCGTTGATATTGACTTGCATTCTTTTGAATTAGAAAACGGAATAGAAGTCCTGAATTCCCGACAAATTAAGAATGGAATTTCCTATCCTATAAGATTAAATAAAAAAAATAAAAAAGGTAAAAATTCAGCTTTTTTTAATACCCAAAACGAATTATTAGATTATTATTGGAGTAAATCTGGACTCATAGTATATGAACAGATCTCCATGCCTAATGAAAATGAAAAAAATAATTATAAAGAATTTTGGATTGACGATGTTCAATATTTTTATAAAGAGAAATACCGAATTGAATGCGATGAAAAAGATAAGTTAGGCGATTTGGTCAATGAAATTGAGAATTTCATTCAAAAGTTTTATAGAATACCTAAAAATGCCATTTGTCGTGAATCTTCGGGTCGTGGTTATCATATTTGGATAAATTTAAAAGACATGACAACCTTAAAAAGAGCTTATGATTTTAGCATTGACATTAAAACTAAAATTCTACAATTTTTTGGCATAGAAATTGACGAGATATTCCCCAAACAACCAAAAATCTCGGATACGGTAAGATGCCCTTATTGTAAAGAAACATCACAGATTCCAACTAATTATAAAGAAGAAACTATAACTTGTAATAAATGCGAACAAGTTTATGTTTTTAACGGTATTTTTAAGTTAGGACTAGGCAATTTTGTCAAATTACCTTTATCAATTAACAGAAACAACAAAAAAGAATGTATTATTTTAGATAATGATTTTGACTTGACCCAGCAACAAGATTTTGAAATAACTGATTTGGTTAAAGAAATGAGAGAAATAAGAAAAAAAGAAAATTATTACGATAGGAATAAAAGAGAAATTGAATTAGGAGAATGGAAGCCGTTAGATAATATGACCGATAACGGTTTTTACGACCAACTCCGATATTGTTTACGAAAAATAGTAGTGGGATGGGAAGAAGAAGAAGATGGCGAAATAGTAAGAAAATATCGACAAGCAATAGGCGGTTATGGTCATAATATTCGTAGATGTATAGCAAACGAACTGTTCAAGTTAAAAGCTCCGTTAAGTACGAGAATTAACGCTTTTAGAGGTCAAAAAGATTTTGACCCACAAACTTCCGAATTTCAATGTAAGGATTTGGAAATGCGACAAAGACGAAATAACCGATTTTATGTTTCTTCTTGTAGAAAAATTGCTGAATGGGGTTTCTGTTATCCTGAATGTCCAGAAAGACATAAAGCAAAACAAATTTCAGAAATAGAAATGGCTGATATGCTTTTATCTGGTGAAGAGCATTTTGGGATTAAAGGTGGCTGGGTTGAGGCAAGAAAACTATTCTCTGAAAAAATTAATGGCAAAACGCAAACTAAAGAATATGTAATAAAAACAACAAGAAGTGGTACGACTACTAACATAATTGTAGAAACCATTGAAAACAACAAAAAGATTCTTGTAGTTGCTCCTACCATTAGAATCTGCGAAATAACGGTAGAAGATGCCATTAAACTCACAGATAAAAACCCAAAATTGTTTCGATTGGGTTCAAATAAAGAATTATGTTTATTACTTGGAAATAAAATAGCTAATGCTAATGAATTAAGCAGATTCCCGTTTTTGTTAAAAGAAAACTGTAAAGAATGTCAATACAGTCAAATGGAAATATGCGATCACCATACTGAATATAATAAAGAATGTGAAGATTGTAAGAAAATTAATCGTGAAAGACCTAAATGCGATTGGCGTAGAGCTATTGAGGATATAGAAGAAAACGACATAATCTACATAACAACGGCTAAAATACACGCATTAATGAAAACATCTGACCAAGAAGCAAAAGGAGTTTTAAAGAAAATATTTAATACGGTTGATGTAATTTTCTTAGACGAAATATCAAGCGTTCTTGATGTCGGAAGCGAAGGAATAGCATTTATAGGAAAATCTGACCCTATGTATCAAACTTTTACACCTAACATTAATTTTCCTAAACATTTTAAAAACGAATACGAATTATTGACTCCTTATGTGTTAAATAAAGCTAAAGGAAACAAAAGAAATCTCGAAAAGATTTGGTTCTCGTTAAACGATTTTGTAAACCAAACTCTCAGAGTTCATAAACAATGGAAACATTTGTATCAAAATAACATGTTTCTCAAAATTGATTCTCCATTATGGCGAATCTTAAGAGAAATTGACGAAAAAAACAAGGAAAAAAACAAAAAAGGTTCTGCTGATGCTGATTGGCTCATGATTTATAAAATCTTGACAGAATATACAGAAACACACGATTATTATCCTACTTCGATTGTTCAAATACTCATTTTAGCAAAATATTCTCAGTTTTATTTACAATATACTACACCAGCGAGATACGATTTGAGATTAGACTTACTCCCAGCAAAACCAATTCGAGAATTTCTTGATTTTCTCAATAAAATGGCAGAGATTAAGCAATTTTTTTGTACTGACGCAACAGAACCACCAATAGACATCAAAAAATTATTTCCGAATATAGAAATGTTGGAAATAAATGACCCTATGAATACGGCTAAAAAACAAACCGTTATACCCGATAATCAAATGATTAATGTGTCGAAAATGGGTAAATCAAGTCAGAGTTTTAAAGAAGCCGTAAATTTTGTAAAAAACAATGGAAATAAAAATACTATGGTAATTTGCCAAAACATAGCAATAGCTCGAATGATGAGAAAGGTTTTGAAAAAGAACGAAGATTATCATACTCTTACTTACTTTAGGTCGCCTTATACCATAGGTACGCCTAGCAAGTGTAGGACTATCATTACAATTGGTTCACCATATCCCCCCAAAAATTCTCATAGATGGTTAGCTGATTTATTTCTTAAAGAAAATTTAGCCGATAAAAACATGAGTATAGACGAATTAACAAAACATTTAGAATATTATAACGCAAAATCTACTTTTTTTCAAGCAATAAGTCGTGGAAAAGACCCAAGAGGAAAAATCGAAAGTTTTGTGTTTACTTATGGGTTAAATAAATTTCAATGCATACAATTGCTTAAATTTCCTATTGCAGTACCAAATATTCAATAATAAAATATACATATAATGATAAAAATGACAACTGAAAATAAAGACAAAAAATCAAAAAATAAAATGGTTTTACCCGCAATGTTATCTATTGATGATGAATATCCAATTTCCTATGATTTTGATCTATCAGATTCAATTCAATTTTTCAAAGAATTAAAAATAAATAAAAAGAAATAGAATATAAAACAAGAAAATGTTATTCTCGGTCAAAACCAAGTAATGTTACTTGGGTTCTACTATTTTTAACAAAAAAAAATTCATAAAGTAAATGTGCGTTTCTTGATTAAAACAAGAAATTTCTTTAACCAGTCTTGATATTCTGGATTTTGTAATGCGTGATATAAGTCGGGTCGTTTCATTCGGCATTGTTTTAATACATTATCGTAAGTTATGATTTGGTCAATAATTTTTTTATTGCTCCTGATAGCTGGG